AATAACGAGGAGAGTAGGAAATGCCTTTTCAGAAAACATTTAGAATTTTATTGGAAGAAGACAACACTGATGGGTCTATCCTAGACAGTTTCGGTGGTGCAAGTTTTCTATCATTAAACGGAACAGACTCAAACACATCAAATGCTGATGCTATATTGTTGGGTGTAGACGGAACTGCCGCTGAGGGAAAACCAGGCTGGTTATCAGAGAACGCAGATGGTGGTGGTGACTATGCGAAAAGAAGAGTTATCGCAACAAATAGTGGTTGGGTGTTCACGCCTGGACAACCAAACTCTGGAAGTGACAACACAGGAGCACAACCAGAAGTAATTGAGTGTCACAGAAGACTAAAAGATACAATAGACGTACCAACAGGTAATCAAGTATCCATAGGAAACGGAACAAGTAAAACAACTTTCTATCCAGACGGAGATACATTTACTGGAGAATCATCATCTGATTTAGGAGATGTGGTCGCATATGTTTACTTCAATGAACCAATCAATGTTCAAGGTACACCACAGTTACAGCTCAATCAAGCAACTGCATTGGGTTCAAATTTTGGAACTATAATGGATTATAGCACGACATACTCAGATGAAGGTAATGGTATCATGGCATTTGCACTTCCTGCTGGAGAAGATACACAGACATCAAACGTGACTAATAATACATTAGGTCTTATCAGTTCAAGTACAATATCACTTAACAGTGGTACAATTCAAAAAATGACAGGTGATAGAATAATATTAGAAGATGTTATAGCATCATACTCTGATAATGACACTGAAGCTGGTATCATGTTAGAGAATGAAGTTGGACATATGTTAGAAGAAGCTGGTGTAGGTATGCCTGCTGACTTAGATTTAGGACTAGATGAGAACGCAAGTTTTACAGTATCTTAGTAAATTAGTTATATAAATAATATTGTTAAATTAAAAACGTGAGGTGAATTATGTTGAATGAAAATACTATAAACGAAAGAATAAAAGTTCTAGATGGTGATATTGCAAAAGTTCAAAAAGAGTTGCAAACCTTAGAACAAAAGAAAGGAGAAACGACTGCATTGTTACACGCACTCAATGGTGCAAAACAACAATGTAACTCGTTTCTACAACAGTTAAATAATGGTGAGCCAGATACTTCTGACTCAAGTGATGTGGAATAAATATCCACAGTAACATTCCCAATCACAATTAAGTGATGGGGTTTTTATTAATAGGGAGATCAGACTAATGGCTGATAAAAAAATTACCGCCCTCACAGACTTGTCAACAGGTATCGCATCTGCTGACTTGTTTCATGTTGTGGACGACCCTACAGGTACACCGATAAACAAGAAAGTTTCAGTTGCAAACTTCTTGGGTAACTTACCATCAGGTGCTCCTATTGGGTTCAGTTCTGAAACAGTGACTACAGCGGCTACACTTTCAAATACAACAACTATTTCTTTCATCAGTGGTGCTGCCACAATTCTTGGTGACGGAACAGTAGACGGACAATTAAAAATTGTTGCTGCTACTGGTGTTGGTACAACAACAGACGTTGACTTCATCGACTCTGCTGGAACAACTGCAACAGTTACATTCCAAGCAGTAGGTGAGTCAATTTCATGTATCTATGATGGTACAGGTTCTAAGTGGCACATCATTGCTTATGGTGCAACAGCTACTGGTTCTAACATCGTTGGTACACAAGACGCTACATAATATTTTTTCTGGGTTGGGGGGACTTTTCCCCCCACTCTATTTTATTCGGTAAGGTAGTAAGATGAGATCATTTAATAAATTTATAACAGAAGGTCGTGGCCCTCATACATCAGACCAGAGTATGGCATCTGATAGTGGTTTGAATCCATCAGAGATACAAAATCCTAAAGTCCTTAGAAGTTTAAATGCATATGTTGGTGCAATTGCAAATATGGAATACATTCTTCCAGAACACGCACTTAACAAATTAAGAAATAGTTTATCAAGAGTAGGTTTTTCCTTTGGTGCAATACCAGAGATGACAGAAGAAAGTGGTTCATTCAGTTTACCACTTACAAGATTTGGTGGTAGATTTGGTAAAGATACAAACACACCACATGATGAAGTTGTAAATGACGATGGTATATCACATATCATTGAAGGTGGGTTGGCATTAAAAATACAGTATGAGATGATGAAGAATAATTCCTGTAGGATTTTTGCAAAAATCGAGTAATGTACGAAACCATTAACCCAAGTAATGTTGTTATGTATGCGATACGACATTACAATAATCCTCAATGCGAAGGTGAAAAAGAATTTGAGGATGACCTAAAAAGATTTAAATACATCAAAAGACTTCTTAGAAAATACCACGATACAGGTATTCTCAAAGAAAGACTTCTTCTTAATCACTTAATAGTATTACATAACGTGTTTGAAACAACACCATGTGTTACATTATTATTGTATAAAATACAAGAAGAATACTGGCCTACTCTCAAGTCATTTTTAATTTTCCTAAATAGTATTACTGAAGATGAATTAACTCATGTTCAAGAAGATAATAACGTATTAGAGATTTTAAGGAAAGTCTAATGGGAAGAGCGATTGATTTATTTGTAACTTATAGGTTTCTCAAGTTACTTACAACACCTTTTGAAAAGACAGATGCATACAAACTAGGTATCATTGATAAAGATGGTAATCGTATTCGTCAAGAGAAATCTACGAAACCAGCAGTCGCACTTGCGACTTCTGAGTTAAAGAACGCATACACAATCCTCCACAAATTAGTATTCAATATAAAGAAATTATTTGCAAAGGTGCCTGGTCTTAGGACAAAGGTTGGTACTTATGCAGCCGCACTTTTTTTACTCAAGGATACATTCAAAGAATCAGTTGATGACCCACATATGTTTGAGAAAGAGTTTGTCAAATACCTCAAGGAAAACGATATAGAGTTTGATGATAGTATATCAGAGGAGGTTATTGGGTTTGGAGAGATACTACCCAAAGGAGAGTACGTTCTAGTCAATGATATACTAAATAAAGAAGAAGAAGAGTTATCTGCGAAGAAAGGTGATAAGGTTGTCGCATTTGATGACGAACCACCGATTGACACAGTTTTGGGTGTTGAGATTTTTCCTGTTGTTCATGCACAGTCCCAAGAAAAAATATATGTAAGTTTAGAGGATATTAAAGATGTCTAAATGGAAAGATTTAAAAACCTACACAGAGGTAAACCCATACACAGGAGCACCAGTAGATGAAGATGCACCAGCAAATGCAACTGGTGTCAATGTTGCTGGTACTGGTGATGACTCATCAGTTGTAGTTGTAAAGAAGAAAAAGAAAACACTCATAGATGCACGTTCTAAAAGTTACAAAGAACATAGAGCAAAACTTATGAAAGCTCGCGAACAAAGAGAAAAAAGAAAAAGTAAACTTGCACAGAAGATTGAAGATAAGAATGAATCTTTTACAAGAGAGAGTCATTTAGAAGAAGAAAGGGCAAGTAGTTATATATTATCTACTTTGAGAGATATAGTCAAAAACAAATCTGCAAAGAGTATGAAGTTCAAAGATGGTTCTATGAAAGTAGACATGACTACTGCGAACATGATGTTACAAGTCCTAGATAAAATAAACCCAATGAACAAAAAGAAAGTCATGGGTATTTTAGATAAAGGTGGTAAAGGTGACTTCATGAAAGTTCACAATGTGGTCATGAAAGCATTAGGATAATGCATGAAAACTTTCAAGGAATATGTAACTAAGGATATCACTAATCCTTACAATCAATATGGTCGTGGAAGTGGTTTACTAGGGCCAGGTATGGGTCAGTATGACCCCATTGCAGACCTCAACGCACAATCAGAAAAAGAAGTAAAGAAATCTGACTTAGACCAGATTGAGAAGTATGCAGATAGATTGTTTGCATCTTTGGATATTGATGTAGAATTTACTAGACACTTCCTTGACAGAGTAAATGATGAGAGAAATGTAAAACAAATAACTCCCTCAGAACTCACAAGACTTTTCAAACAGACATATAAGAAACATGGTAAGACCATTGCAAGACTAGGGCCTGATGCACAAGCAGTTCTTACTGATATGAAAACAGATATCAATATGCCCTTTGTTCTTAATCTAAAAGGTGGTGAGTTGGAACTTGTCGCAAAGACTGTGATGAGAAAGAAAAACTTCAAGACTCCAAATCGTAAACTTGCGTTTGAGGAAATAAGTGAGGGTAGAGCAAAGAAAGCAGTTGCTGGTGGTAAGGTTCAGAAACTTGTGACTGCACATGGAATTGGATATAAGGGTAAAAAGTATAAAGAAATAGATATGGAGTTAGTAAAGATTGATAACTCTAGTGAAATGGTTACATTTAATATTATTCACCCAAAAGAAATATTTGGTAATGAAATTAAAATCCCATTTAGAACTCTGAGAAGAGGCCCGTTCATGGCGACTGATACCTCAAAGATAAATGAGGGAACATATTTCACAAGAACTAGATCAAATAAATCTAGAGGTCAGATTATGAAAAAACAACTAAGACCTAAGATAGAACCTTTGATGAAAGATATTGGTTTTAAAAGAGGTAGTTACAAAATGGAGCCCAATGCAAGTGCAAACAATTTAATTATTACTGTGAATAAATCAGATTTGGATAGAGTTAAAAAAGCACTTAAACCACTTGGATTACCAAATATAGTACAAGTAGTGTCAGAGGGTAGAAAGACAATCAAGGTTGGTGAAGATGCATTGTTAGGAGATGGTAGTCCACACTACGCACTTGTATCAGACAGGGAAGTTATCGCAACAGGAACTAAACAGGAGATGTTAGAACTAAGTGATAAGGTACATGGTAGAGTATGGTTAACAAAATCTAATGTAGGTGATATAGTAGAACAATCAAATCCCAGAATACCTAGAAAGAAAGGTCAACCAGCAAAATCTAAGAAACATTCAGACTTATATACAGATGAAGACCCTGTGGGAACAATACATGGATTAGGTTTTAAAGATGTTGAAACTGCAAGAGCAAGTGTCAAGAAGATAGAAAATTCTGATAGAACACACGCACACAAGATACAAGCCGCAGTTGCAATGGAACAACGTGCAAAAGAAATGGGTAAGTCAGCAGAAGCAAACATATATCGTGCATATATTAATAAGATGAAAAAGAAAACTAAGGAGATGCGATCATGAAATCATTTAGTGAATTATACGAAAGTCTGTGGGCAAACATCCACAAGAAAAGACAAAGAATAAAACAAGGTTCTGGTGAGAAGATGAGAAAAGTTGGTGACAAGGGTGCACCTACACGAGCGCAGATGAAACGTGCAAAAGGTGAACAGATGTATGATAGAGTCGGTAATGTAAAAATAATGAAACCTATACTGGTAAAACCAAAACCACTGGGTACTCCACCAAAGTTAGGTGGTCAAACTAAAAGAGGTTACAAGGTTATTGCAAGACCACCCAGATTACCAGAGAGTGAAGTCCAAGATACAAAAGATAATCATAGAAGACAAAATCAAGCACGAAGACAAAAACAACAACAAGAATTAGAAACAGCTGCACGAATAGATGCACGAAACAAACAAAGAGAACAAGAAAAGAAAGAACGAAATAAACAACGACAAACAAAAACATAGTCAAGCAATCAAAACTACAAATCTAATACCTAGAGCCGATGGCACTAAGAGGAAATCCCCCAAGTATAAATAATAGACCACCAATAAAGGTAGGGCGACCCATAAGGACAAGGAGATATATATGTTAACTTGGCTTAAAAATAGGATGATTGAAATACATAACTGGGGCGGTGTCGGTATGATCGCAGTCGGAGTTATGATACTAATGGGATCATCTTTCATAGATTGGGTAGCGTATGCGACTATCGCTTACGGACTATACTCCATATGGCATGGTATGGTGAGAGGAGAATAGTATGACTATTATTGAAACAAACTTTGGTACTAGAATAGACCCTCATAGAGTTGCACTTGGTTCTGCAACCAACGTAACTAAACAGGGTGCATTCTATGTGTTCTCTCTTAGAGTCGATACAGACGATGTAAGAGAATACTCTTTTAGTAATCGTGACAGAGCTGTTGCGATGAGGAGTGTACTTATTTCTCACTTGAGAGAAAAAGTTAGATTCGAAAACAGGAAGAGAGCATAATGGAAGAAAACGAAATCATGATCGAACAAACCATTGGTGAAGTTGGAAGTAAAACTATTAACATTGGAACTGGTGGTGGAGGCATGAGTGATGTTGAAGCAGGGATAGAGTTTATCTATCATATGCGTGAACACATACTTGATATTGGTGTCGCAACGATTTATGGTCTTGTTGTTTATGCACTCGTACTCTGGATTACTAAAAAGATCAAAGGGTAATGTTTAAAACCTATATCATAATTGCAGTTGTGGGGTCGATGGTTGCGACTGTCGGTCTTCTATACTACAGGGATACACAGAAACGCATATCGGCCTTACAACAAAATAACGCAAAGTTAGAAGTTGCAGTACAGTCTAAAGAGGCTGCACTTAACGAGATGACTGATAACTTTGAGAAACAAGCAAGATTAAATAAAGAACTCTCAGGCAAACTTGAAGATGCAGAAAAATACCAAGACGATTTGAGATCTAAGTTACAGAAACACGACTTAACTCGACTCAGTATTGGTAAGCCTGGAATGATGGAGAAAAGGATAAATGATGATACTAAGAAACTCTTTAGTGATTTTGAGTCTATTACTGCTAAGTAACTGTTCAACCCCAGAAGGAAAAGTAGTTACAGTAACACAAGTAATAAAACCAAAAATCGCAGTAGTTGATAGACCCAAACCTTTGTCTATGACAAACCTAGATTGGTATGTTGTCACAGAAAAAAACTATGCAGAGTTTATTGAACGATTTACAAAAGAAAATGGTGACTATGTTTTTTATGTAATAAGTGTTCGTGATTTCCAAAGACTAGCGTTAAACATGGCAGATATCAAAAGATATCTTGAACAACAAAAAGAAATCATCCTTTACTATGAAAAGTCTGTAACAGAAGACCCAGAAATAGTAGAGGAAGATTTAGATGGCTAAGAAAAGTTTTACAACAGTCGCAGTTCATGAACCGACAATCAAAGGTACTTCACAAGGAAAGAAACCTATCACTTCAACTATGAATAAACATAAGAGAAGAAGTTATAAAAAGTACAGAGGACAAGGGAGATAAGTCATGGCTCAAAAAATGACAGAACAAAATAAACCCTTTGTTATGGCAACTTTGTCTGGTGTTGCATATAAACAACCAGAGGAAGCAAAAGAAACTTTTGAACAGTATAGATTTTTAGATCATGTGTTTATTGACAGAGATGGTGCTCAATGTTATCTTATCTGGAATGATGATGATGCAGTAGTGATATTTAGAGGAACAGAACCTAACCAATGGTCAGATGTAAAAGCAGACCTAAAGACATTTAAAAAAATGGGTATGTACAAAGATGGTTATGTTCATGGTGGATTTCAAGGAGAGATTGATAAGGTGTGGGATGAACTGGACACTCATTTAAGCGTACTGGAAGATAGAAAAATTCATGTGACAGGACATTCTCTGGGAGCCGCAATGGCAACCATATGTGCAAAAAGACTTTCAGAGGAATATGAAAATATACATTGTTTATATACCTTTGGTTCTCCAAGAGTGGGTAATCGAAAATGGTGTAAATCACACAAAGTAAAACACTATCGTTTTCAAAACAATAACGACATGGTTTGCAAAGTTCCATTTTGGATGATGGGTTTTAGACATCATGGAACAAACGTATATATGAACTACAAAGGTAGAGTAGTAAAGTATAGATGGTGGAGAAGAATGATTGACAGTATGCGTGGACGATTGAGAGCATTACTGAAGTTTCAATTATTTGATGGTATCTATGACCACGATATTTCTGCATATACAAATAGGTTAAAAGATGTGGTTTTGGATAGTAAGTAGTATCGCTGGAAGTATACTTGGGAGTGCAACTAATTCGTGGTTTGAAAAAACTGCGTTGGGTAAATGGTTCTACAAAAAAGTTGAAAACATTTACAACTGGGCTGCAAAAAGGTATGGGTTTGAGGTCTTGAAGTCAGAGGATAAATGGAGAAAAAAATATCCTAATATTGCAAAGAAGATTGATGACTTAGAAAAACAAGTCAAAGAAATGACAAAGGTGACTGACAAAAATAGACCAATAAAAAAAGATTGACATCATATAAATATTAATTAGTAAGGAAGTAAAATGTCAGAACCTAATCTATTTTCTAAACACGATATGTATACCCAAATAGAACTTCTCAAGAAAGAGGTTTCAGATATGAAAGGTATATATCAACGACTCGATACTGCAATAGTCAAGATTGGTGATGTGTCTAACTCTATCAATCGTATGTTAGCAGTACACGAAGAAAAAATATCTCAACAAGAAGAAGTATTGATACGTTCAGATGCAGAGTTTTCTGCAAATGTAAAAGAGTTGCATTCTCGTATTACAACTAATACAAAAGAGATGATGGCTCTAATGTCAGAACAACACAAAGAACAAACTGATGCAATGACAAAACTCAAAACAGAACTACAGAGCAGAGTAGGAGTTCTGGAAAAATGGAGATGGTTAATAATCGGTGGTTCTATAGTTGTTGGATTTATCGCACAGAAAATGATAATTTTGTCTTGACAAACCAGTAATACTTGTGTATTATGGTTTCTATGTATATTGAACAAAAGTATTTACTACTCGTATCTTCCCAATTATCACAGTTCACGAAAAAGGGTGATTACCTTTGGAATTTTCGTTGTCCTTATTGTGGTGACTCCCATAAATCTAAAACTAAGGCTCGAGGATACGTTTTTCGTAAAGAACAGAAATTACTATATAGATGTCATAACTGTTCAAAAGGTACTACCCTACAAGGACTCTTAAAACATATAGATGTTAATATATACAAAGACTATATATTTGAACAGTTTAAAAAAGATAAGACGAACAAAGAGTTGGATGGAAAATTAACATTCACTCCACCTAAATTTATGAAAGGGTCTTCACCACTTAAATCTCTCAAAAAAATATCACAACTTAAACATGACCACCCTGTAAAGAAGTTTGTAGATAGTAGAAAGATACCAAGTAGGACTCACTTTGAATTGTTTTTTGCCCCTAAGTTTTATAAGTGGGTGAATACAATAATACCTAACAAGTTTCCCTCAACAGAGGGTGACCATCCAAGATTGGTGATACCATTCTTTGATGAGAATAATAAATTTTTTTGTTTTCAAGGGAGAGCATTCGGTGACGAAAATCCTAAATATATTACCCTCAAACTTGACCCAGACAAAAATAAAATATACGGACTCAATCGAGTCGATAAATCAAAACATATCCTTGTGGTCGAAGGCCCAATAGATAGTTTGTTTCTGGACAACTGTATTGCAGTTGCTGGTTCTACTAACTTTGCAAAGGATATACCGAAAGAGAACACGACTATAGTATTTGATAATGAAAGAAGAAATAAACAGATATTAATACAAGTGAAACAGATAATAGACAAAGGTTACAATGTCGTTTTGTGGCCTGATGATGTCAAAGAAAAAGATATAAACGACATGATACTGTCTGGTATGACGAAAGACCAGATACAAACAATTATTAAGAATAACACTTATCAAGGCAATATGGCCAAGATGAAGTTCGCAACATGGAGAAAAGTAAATGTCTAATCAACTACCCACACAATACCAACAATTCATTCACCTTTCAAGATACTCACGATGGTTAGAAGATGAAGGTCGTAGAGAAACTTGGAGTGAAACTATAGAAAGGTACTTCAACTTTTTTGAAGAACATTTACAGGAAACGTGTGATTACAAATTAGACAAAGAAACTAAAAATGTATTGGAACGTGCAATACTAGAACAGAAGGTAATGCCCTCTATGAGATGTTTGATGACCGCTGGAGAGGCGTTGAAAAGAGAGAATATCGCTGGGTATAACTGTTCCTATGTCGCAGTAGACAGAGTTGCAGCTTTTGATGAAATACTTTATGTGTTGATGAATGGAACTGGTGTTGGATTCTCAGTAGAAAGACAATTCACTGCAAAACTACCTGTAGTCGCAGAGGAGTTCTTTCACTCAGACACCATGATACAAGTTGCAGATAGTAAACTAGGTTGGGCGAAAGCACTCAAAGAATTAGTTGGTATGTTATATATTGGTCAAATACCAAGATGGGATTTATCAAAAATACGACCAGCAGGAACACCACTTAAAACATTTGGTGGTCGTGCATCTGGGCCAGAACCACTAGAAAGATTATTTGAGTTCTGTGTTACCACATTCCAAAACTCAAAAGGTAGAAAACTATCATCAATAGAATGTCACGATATCGTGTGTAAGATTGCAGAGATCGTTGTGGTCGGTGGTGTAAGAAGAAGTGCATTGATATCACTATCTAATTTATCAGATGATAGAATGAGACACGCAAAGTCTGGTCAATGGTGGGAACATAATGGACAAAGAGCACTTGCAAATAACTCTGCGTGTTATACAGAAAAACCAGACATGGGAATATTCATGGATGAGTGGAAATCACTTTACGAGTCTAAATCTGGAGAACGTGGTATATTTAATCGTGCATCTGCAAACATGATGGCAGAGAAAACTGGACGTAGAGAAATAGAAGGTCATGAGTTTGGAACGAACCCATGTTCAGAAATTATACTCAGAGATAGAGAGTTTTGTAATTTATCAGAATGTGTGGTAAGACCAACAGACACCAGAGAAACATTACTCAAGAAAGTAGAACTTGCAACTATCATAGGAACATTTCAATCAACACTTACAAACTTCAAGTATGTTTCAAGTGCATGGAAAAAGAATTGTGAAGAAGAAAGATTACTTGGTGTATCACTCACAGGTATCATGGATAATAAACTTACAAATGGTAAACAAGGTGGAGCTGCACTCAGAGGATTACTTAATGATTTGAAAGAAAGAGCAGTAGAAACAAATAAGGTATGGGCGAAGAAACTAGGTATCAATCAATCAGTATCAATCACTTGTGTTAAACCATCTGGAACAGTATCACAGTTAGTAGATGCGGCCTCTGGTATTCACGCAAGACATAATCCATATTACATTCGAACTGTTCGTGGTGACAAGAAAGATCCATTGACTCAGATGATGACAGATGCTGGATTTCCAGTAGAAGATGATGTGATGAATCCAAGTCATACGGCTGTGTTTTCATTCCCAATGAAAGTAGACAAGGGTGCAGTATTTAGAACTGATATGACTGCGATTGAACAACTAAGATTGTGGTTGGAGTATCAAAAACACTGGTGTGAACATAAACCATCTGTAACCATTTCAGTAAAAGAACATGAGTGGTTAGAGGTCGGTGCATGGGTGTATGAACACTTTGATTATATGTCTGGTGTATCATTCTTACCATTCAGTGAACACACATATAAACAAGCACCTTATCAAGATTGTGATAAAGAAAAGTATGAGGAGATTTTACAATCAATGCCCACCAATGTAGATTGGTCAAAACTTGGTGAGTATGAAACCAAAGACATGACTACGAGTTCACAAGAACTTGCGTGTGTTGCTGGTGGTTGTGAAATTTAATGAAAAAATTAGTGTACTGTGAGTCGTGTGATGCAGAGTTTCGTATAACACACAATATGGACAAACGACTATATAAAATAGAACATTGTCCTTTTTGTGGTGACGATTTAACTGAGGAAAACGAGGACTTATTAGAGGAGTATGAAGATGAGTAATTGTCAAAACTGTGGTCGTGACTCACATTGTGGAACACCTTTACATGGTGTCGCAGAAGGTTTTATAAGTGAAAATTATGGAGAGGGTAAAACTATAAAGATATGTGATAGTTGTCGTTGTGAGGAGTGCAAGGAAAATGAAAATAGATATTCAAATGAAAGTATTGTATGAAAACCCAAAGTGCAAAGGCTAAGGGTCGCAGATTTCAACAATGGGTTCGTGACAAACTCATAGAGACACTTGGTGTCCATCCAGAGGATATTGAGTCAAGGTCTATGGGTGCTGGTGGTGAGGATTTGATAATGGCAAGAGCTGCAAGAGAAAAGTTTCCATATTCGGTTGAGTGTAAGAATCAAGAGAGATTAAATCTATGGGAGGCGTATAGTCAAGCAGAGTCAAACTGTGGTGACTATCAACCCATAGTGTTTTTAAAGAAGAACAACCATAAACCTCTAGTATTGGTAGATGCAGACTATTTTGTGGGGTTACACAAGGACGAAAAATGATAACTGCTTTCATTTCAGTGTTTGAGGAAAGATTGGATAAACTCAAAAAATCCCTCAAAAAAGAACTACAACTCACAAAATCTGAACGTAGAAAGGATGTAATGAAAAGATTGGTCAAAGATGCAAAGTCATTACAGAAAACAATAAATGGGGTTAAAAAAGAAAATGCAAAAGTTTGTCCACACTGTGGTGGAGAACTATAGTCTAATATTAGTTAGCCCAATAATATCTTATTTCCTTAGTATCTTTATAGTTGCAACTTTTGGTGAATTTGTAAGTCAAGACAAGTATATATTAGGTGAACTCATAGTTATACAAATTGTAATTCTTTTTCTAATATTACTTTATATAAATAAGGGGGTAAAGAGAGATAAGTAAGTCTCTCTTTTTTTATGAAGGAAAAAAGATGAAAAAACTACTAGCATCACTTTTCATCATGTTCGCATTTACAGTTCCAGCATCTGCATGGGATTTTGGAAATAGCGTAGAAGCGAAATATAATGTAGATCAAAAACTAACTACAATTACTATGGAATCTGGAGTTACCCAAAACCTAAGTGACAATCTTGTTTTTAATATAAATGCTGATTTTAATCTAAAAGAAATCAACAATACATCTGGTCTATATCAAGGTTTAGATATAGGAGTAGATTACAATATTGCTGATAACGTAATGTTCGAAGTTGACACTGGAATCGACACCGATTGGAAGAGAGAGGATATCTCTGTTTCTATGACTTGGACTTTCTAAAAACGAATCACCTTTAAATTATCTACTATATTAAAATATTTTGAACCCTTGTAAGTCATTGATTTGCAAGGGTTTATTTTTTTACTTGACAAAGAAAGAATAGTATGATACTTTAATGGTAGAGTTAATAAAAAAGAGAGAATCATATATGACAAATACAACATTTTCAACTTCTATCAATTTCGTCAATTTAGACGAAGATGGTATATTAGTATGTGATAATGCGATTGTTTCTCTGGGTAACATCAGAGGTACTACAAGAGCAGAATCAGAAGCTGCAGCTATTTCAACCTTTGAGGTATTAGGGTTGTCTGCTGACCAATTGGTGTCGATTGAAACAACTAAGATAAAAAATAGTACTTGACATATTCTGTCAATGTGTTACTATAATAGTGTAAGTGATTCGTTAATAATATAGAGAGGTAAATATGGCTTATATTTCACAACAAGATAAAAAAGACCTTGCTCCTGCGATCAAGGCAGTTCTTAAAAACTATGGTATGAAAGGTACTATTTCGATAAATCATCACAGTTCATTAGTTGTTACTGTTCAATCTGGTGTTCTAGATTTCAGTGGACATTTTAGTCATGGTGATGGTTACATTCAAGTTAACACTTATCACATAGACAATTGGTATTCTGGAACTATCAGAAATTTTCTTAAAGACCTTGTAAAGGCAATGAAAGGAAACAAGTGGTATGACAAATCAGATGCAATGGTTGATTATTTTGATACTGCATACTATGTTGATATTAATATTGGAAAATGGAATAAACCTTATGTCCAAACAAAAACTAATCCTCATGTAAAGGTGGCTGCATGATTGATAGTATAATCAAAGCAAAGATAAAGGGGGATATAAGTATGTCAGTTCCTTTATATTTGATGATGAGTTATGCATATTACGAAGAAGATAAACCGATTGCAACTGATGGCACTTTTGATGAGGTTTCAAAATTAATGTTAAAGAATTGGAAAAAGATAAAACACCATCACAAAGAACTAATAAATCTTGATAATCTAAAGGCTGGAACTTACTTGGGTAAATATCCAACAATAGTAAAAGATACTTTAGAAATGGTAAGAAAGAGATATAACAATGATTAGACTTGCAATGTTTTTAATAGGGTTATATATTAGAGTTCTTATAGGTGCAACAGTGTTTATTTGGGGAAGTCTGATTATAATACATTTTTTAGGAATAATTTAGAGAGGTATAAATATTATGGTGAAAATAAAACGTAGAAGAAAACCAATGACTCCAGAACAACGTGCGGCCGCAGTTGAACGTCTTGCAAAGGCAAGAGAAGCAAAAGGGCCTGCACAACATCAAAATATACATCCAGAGGTTCTTGCAAGACCAGACGACCATTTTCTATCTTTAAAAAATGTTAGGTCTTGGATAAAGAGTAACAAAGAACAATTGAGTTCACTCAGAGGTGAGGTCAGACGAGATGTAAAGGGCGCTAAGGCGAAGTTTCATAGTGTAGAGGGTTATATAAGACATATGCAACACTATCTCAAACATGGTGATTGGATAGATAATGCATATGGAGAACATCAAGAAAAGAGTGTTAAATGGGTGACGATAAAGGCCAGTGGAGTAATATAATCATAGGGCCATGGGAGTCTAAAACTCCCAAAGGTGGTAAGAATAGAGATCAGATAATCAAAGAAGAAATGGATGCGATTGATGAACTCTCTCAAAAAGCTATGATTAAATTAATAGAAGTCCTTAAAGAATATGAGGTGAATATAACTTCAAAGGATTTCTATAGACATATTGGTTTTATGAATGAAACACTCAAAGCAAAACTATTTAAAGAAATGGGTTATGAACACCCATTGTCTGATTTAGTAAATCATATAATAATCCCATCAATGACTAAGGATAAGAGGGATATATACACAAAGTTTAGAGCTGACTTAGTTCATGAACTTGTAGAATATTTGGAGCAAGATTTTGAAGAAGAGTGAAGTTAATTTTATTACACCATTTAGTCCGACTATTATGCAGACAGAGGTGCCAGATAAATTTATTAAACTAATTAATAAGATTGGTGATGAAGTTTTAAGTGATGATAAAAAATCTACACAATTTGATTGGTCAGATCATCTAGTAGGAAAAGTTCATAAAGAAGTTCAGATACCAATGATAAACCCAAACGATGCTAATTATTGTAAATCAATTTTAAAAGAAAATTGTCTTATGTATTTAAAAGAACTTATTAATAAAGGTCGTGCATACATAGATAACATGATTTTACATCATCCAACAAAAGGTAACTTACATCCAACAGAATCTAATATTAACATAAGTCAATCTTGGATAGTAAGTCAATATAAGGGTGAGTACAACCCATGGCATCAACACAGTGGACATCTATCAGCAGTCATATATCTTAAAGTACCAAAGGGTATGGATGAGTTCTTTGAGAAAGAGGGTGAAGACCATTATCCTGTTGGTGGTGCAATACAGTTTATGCAAGGTGATAAACAAAACTTTAGAAACGATACATTAACATTTAGACCAGAGGTTGGTAAGATGTTAATATTCCCATCGTGGTTGAAACATTCAGTTTATCCTTTTGATGTAGACGGAGAAAGAAGAAGTATGAGTTTCAATGCATATTATGTGAGTAGATGATGAAAATAATAGACAACATTCTAAGTAAAAAAGAACTTGATTATATAAAAACTAAAATGATGCATAATCAAGAAATGCCTTGGTACTTTAATGATGCGATAGCAACGGATCGTGAAAATGACCCCATGTATTATTTTACCCACAACTTTTTTCTTTCAAGAGGTAGCACTGATCAGTTTAAATATGAAAAGTCTGATTGGTTTCATATAATACGTTCAATATTGGATTTTATAAAACCTAAAGTATTGATTAGGTCTAAAGGGAATATGTATCCATCAACTCCAACAATCGTTCATCATGATAGCCATATTGATCTTCCATATGAACATAAAGGTGCGATATTCTATGTTAATACAAATAATGGTATGACAGTGTTAGAGGATGGAACTGAAGTTGAAAGTATAGAAAATAGACTACTTCTTTTTGACTCTAGTAAAAAACACAATAGCACATCTTGTACAGATGCGAAAGTAAGAGTAAATATTAATTTTAATTATTTTTAAATGAGACAGATATGATACTAATTGATATGAATCAGATTGCATTAGCAAATCTGATGATGAACATGAAAATGAATAATAATAAAACCATAGATGAAAATATGGTTAGACACATGATACTTAATTCTATTCGTATGTATAGAAAAGAGCATCATAATGAATATGGTGAGGTGGTTCTTACTTGGGACTCAAAACATTCATGGAGAAGAGATTATTTTCCAGAGTACAAGGCCAGTCGTAGAAAAGGTCGAGAAGAGTCAGACTTAAATTGGGAAGACATTTTTGGAACTCTCAATAAGATACGAAATGAAATCAAACAAAACTTTCCATACAAATATATTGAGGTTTTCGGTGCAGAAGCAGATGACATCATAGGATTTTTGTGTGAAGAAAACAGAGATGAAAAGATTATGATAATCTCTGGTGATAAAGATTTTATTCAACTACAAAAATATCCAAATGTTACACAGTGGAGTCCTATTACAAAGAAACAAGTCAACGGATTTGACCCCACTATATATTTAAAAGAACATATTTTAAAAGGTGATACAAGTGATGGTGTACCGAATGTACTGTCACCAGATAACACTTTTTCAGATGGATTAAGACAACGACCTTTGAGTAGAAAGAAAATACAATCTTGGCTCAATAGTGTAGAGGATTGTAATGATGAGGTGAAAAGAAATTATCAAAGAAACTTAACTCTGATTGACTTATCAAAGACACCAGAGGAACTAAAAAATCAAATCAGATTAGAATACAATAACGCACCACATGGTGATCGTAGTAAACTCTTAAATTATTTTATGATATATAAACTCAAAGAGTTAACTGAAAACATTGGAGAATTTTAAAATGCCAGGAAATACATTATTATTTTCAGAAGTCCTTGATAAAGTACATAAGGCGAAAACAAAAGACCAAAAGGTCAAAATACTAAAAGAACACAATACACCAGCATTGAGGTCAGTATTAAAATCATCTTTTGACCCAAACATCAAGTGGGTTTTACCAGAGGGTGAAGTTCCTTATAGAAAGAACGATGCACCTATTGGAACTGAACATACAACACTTGCAACAGAATCAAGTAAGTTATGGCACTTTATTAAAGGTGGTGACGGACAGACTCCTCAATGGAAAAAAGAACAGATGTTTGTTCAGATGTTAGAGGGTTTACATCAAACAGAAGCAGATCTTTTGATTAATGCAAAAGACAAAAAGTTACATCAAGTTTACAAAGGTTTATCTACAAACGTAGTGATGGAAGCTTTTGGTTGGAATGAGGAATTTAAACTACCATGATGACAGATGAAGAAATAGAAACCGCAATTAAAAATATTGAAAATGGTAAGAGTATTAACTTTAATGATCAGTTTAAAATACTTGCAACAATTTACAAAAAAATTAAACAGTTACATCAACAAACATATAGTCCACCAACAAACAATGATTTAAATAAATCTATAAATGATCTTGCAAGTCGTATTAGTATCATAGAGGGTAAGTTAAAAGGATGAATATTGATGTTAATAAAAGGTTAGCGTCAAAAGAACAATACGAGTATTTAAAAAATTTACATTATCAACCTTGTAATTTACCAAATGTTGGTGTGCATTATGGAGATATCAGATCAATCTGTATAAACAAAGAGTCATCAGCCCATGTGAGTGAAGGACACATGAAATCTTTTACTCAACAATATAATAATAAAGTGGTACAAAATGATATACCAATTAATCAACCAACAGAAATAATAAATGAAACAGCGAGAAAAGTTTATCTTATTTTAGATGGCTGTATGTTATTAGATGAAAAGATTGGTGATTACACCATACGTTTTAAAAAAGGTGTAGACCCAGATATAAAAAAAATAAGTGTTGACAATTGAAACGAATCAGTGTATATTAGTAGTATAGTTAATAATAAAGAGAGAGAATATTATGATAGTAGAACAAAGTGCGACAACATTAGAAGATGGAATTGATACCCTAATTAATTCTGCAAAAGCAGATTATGTTAAAAGATATGGTAGTGATGTCAACTCAGATGTTGCAAAGAAAATGATAGGTCAGTTTAACGATGGATTTGTTGTTAAGTCTGGTTCAAAGTATGTAAAAATTATGTGTGGTAATGGTGGAACGCCTGGTGGTTCATGCTGGGGGTTTGTTGTGAAAGAAGACACACCAAAATTTAAAAAGGGTGACATTTTAAAACCTGCTGGTTGGAATAAACCTGCTACTAACGCAGCTAGAGGTAATGTGTTAGATGGTAATTACGAAATACATTGGACAGGGCCTGTATATCTGTCCTAAAGGAACACGACCTATATGACGTACCTCTCTCAAACTCGCAAAACTCAAAAAGTCATATAGGTCGTACAGAGAGAATATGAAACACAGAACAAAATTATTTTATATAAACATAGATGGTGAAGATACTTATCTAATCGCAGAGGGTGAAGATGAGGGTAAGGCTGCACAAAACGCTGTAAAAGAATTTCAGAAAATACAAAAGATATACGGAGAACAAAATCTTCCCATAACGAATATAACTCGTATGGATAAAATAGTTGACAATTAAAACGAATCAGTGTATAATATAAACATAATAGAGAGAGATATGTTTATAGAATTTAGAAATACCAATAAAAAAAGACAACGAACCATTGAGGATGCTCTTTGGTTCGCAAAGTCGTATCTGTTACCTAGACACAAGATTGATGAAATTGAGATTGAGTCTGTAAATGGTTTACATGCAGATGGTGATTGTTATGATGCAGATGATAGATCATTCATCATAAGAGTGAATAAAGACTTATCAAAAGAAGATTTACTTACCACAATCTTTCATGAATTTGTTCATATTAAGCAATTTATCAAAAAAGAGTATGGTGATATATTTGCAATAAATAACGATGAGGTCGCATACTTAGACAGACCTTACGAAATAGAGGCGTTTAAATTAGAAAAGGAACTATTAGAGGAGTACAACAATGTTACTTGAAACTGCATTTATGTGTCTTGCACTTAACACATATCATGAGGCTAAGAACCAATCAATGATAGGTCAAGTTGCAACTGCACAAGTGGTTATGAACAGAGTTAAAGATAGTCGATTTCCAAATACAATTTGTGAGGTCGTTAAACAAGGCCCACACAGACCATCTTGGGAAGACCCAAACAAAGAATATCCTATTCGACACAAGTGCCAGTTTAGTTGGTACTGTGACGGCAAAAGTGATGAACCAAGAAGAAATAGTAAAGAATGGTTTAAAGCACAAGAGTATGCAAGAATAGTTTTATCTGGCAGAATAGTGCTTGATGTTACAGAGGGTGCTACACACTACCATGCAACTTATGTAAGACCAGCATGGGCAAAAACAAAAACAAGAACGACTCGAATAGAGTCACATATATTTTATAGGTGGGAGAAGTAATGGATAAAGTGATGCCTCTCTTTCATTGCGACTTATTCATAAAAGAAGATGTCGGTACTGATGAACAAAGAGAAGATTTAAAGAAACAAATACTTCAAGCGAAAGAAGATAACAGAGGTGGAGTAGGTGGTGGTAATCCAGGCTGTTGGAGATCAACTGCAACTTATAACATGGATTGGTTATATGAGTCAATGCGAGTATTATCAAACGAAGCAAACAAAATTTATTTTGAGGGTGATAGAGTATTTAAATCACTACTTGACAACTGCAACAATAGAGACTATAATATATGGACAAACGTAAATGAAGTAGGTTCAAAGAATGTATTACATACACATACAACAGATGCATGGGCTGGTATCTACTATCTTCAAGCAGAGGGAACTGGAAATCTAGTGTTTACAAATCCAGCAAATCTATTATTACAGTGTAATACTAAATCACCTTATACAAGAAAAACTGGTATTAAACCAAAAGATGGTATGTTAGTATTGTGGCCAGGTTGGGTGCCACATGAGGTTATGGAAAATAAATCTAACCAACAAAGAATAAACTTGGCATGGGGTATAAATTACAACTAATGAATATATTTTATCTACACGAAGATCCAGAAATATCTGCAAAGATGCATTGTGATAAGCACGTTGTCAAAATGATAATCGAATATGCACAGATGTTATCCACTGCACATAGAATGTTAGATGGAAAACTGACAAAGAAACCAAGTAAGTCTGGTAAGACTATGATTAAACATTATGATTTATTTGAGGGTGCAGATGACTTAGAAGCAGAATATACTTACTACAAGGCTGTTCATTATAATCACCCATGTAATATTTGGGTTAGAGAATCAAATGAAAATTATCACTATCTTTACAAAATGTTTTATCATTTATGTGAGGAATATCGACATAGGTATGGTAAATTTCATATGACAGATAATAAATTGAGATCTGCACTATGGACATTTCCTAGAAATATACCCCATAAACCCTTTTCACCACCCCCACAAGCGATGCCAGAGTACTGTAAAAGACCAGACGTAAAGGATGCATACAGAACATACTATATAAAAGAGAAGAAAAGTTTTGCAAAGTGGACTAAAAGACAAATTCCATATTGGTTCTGGGCTGCATGAGGTAAAAATGGATAGAGATTGGATAAAAATAGAAAATTTTCTCACTAGAGATATTGCTGATTTACTTTATGGTTATGTGTTACTTGCAGATCGAAGATTAAGAGTTTTAAAAGAGAATGATATAAATTCTTCATTACCTCATCTTGGAACTATTGGTGATAGTCAATCAGATTGTAATTTTAGTTGTTATGGGGATTTAATTTTTGATACAGTCCTTTTGGGAAAGGTTACTGAACTACAAAATGTAACAGGACTAGGGCTGATACCACAGTACACATATTACAGATTATATTCAAATGGTTCTGAACTAAAAAAACATAAGGACAGACCATCATGTGAAATATCTGGTACAATGTGTCTTGGTTATGAATCACATTACAACTGGCCAATATTTTTCACAGATAAAAATGGACAAGATATTTCAGTAGAATTAAATCCAGGCGACTTGGTAATGTATAAAGGAACTGAATTGACACACTGGAGAGAACCATTTGAAGGAACTAACCACGCACAAGTTTTTCTTCACTACACGAATAAGGATGGACAATATAATGATTACAAATTTGATCATAGAATTGGATTGGGTGTGCAACTGTGAGTAGTGAATTAATACCATTTCACGCATTACCTATTTACAAAGAATCAACTGATTTTGTCTTGACAGATGAAGAGAGGTCTGTTATATTGGATGGTGAATTTCGTAAGGCACTATCTAAACAAGGTAATGCAATATCAAAAAGTGCAGAGGTATTAGATGATGAAAGATTAGTAAGACTCAAGACACACATACTTACTGTGTTCAATGATTATATAACAAATCATTTACAAATAGAAAATCAATTTTATCTTACACAGAGTTGGACAGCAGTGAATCACAAAGGTGATGCACATCACTCACATATACACCCCAATACAGTTTTTAGTTGTGTATATTATGTACAAGCAAATAGTGGTGATTTACAAATTAAGATGCCTGTCAGTAGAATACAAGAGGGATATAATTTATCATATAAAGTAATACAACAGAATATTTTTAATGCAAGAACAATTAACTTATCAGTAAAAACTGGTGATGTAGTAATCTTTCCAGGCTGGTGTGAACATCAAGCATTACCTAATGAAGATGACTCACCAAGAATAATTTTAGGAACAAATTATTTTGTTACAGGTTCGTTTGGTGATTATGATAACAAAGATTTAATACAGATATGAGTGATGAAGAACCAGAGAGATATCACGAATGGATTTTATGGAAATTTAAACAGGAGAAAAAAATGTCTGAAGAACAATTACAACTTAATTTTTTTGATAGTCCTCATGGTGGTATATCATCATCTGATTCTATAATTAGACGAGAGATGTATGAGATGCAGAAACATATTCATGCATTACAGATTCGTGTTAAAGAACTCGCAGATGAAAACTATGAACTAAGAAAAAAAATTATACCTGATTTGTCAGACAAAATACCAGAGGTCACTGGAAAATAGAATGAGTTCTAAATTAAATCTATTTTTCCCAATACCGATTATGCAAGATACGATTGAATCTGATCTTACAGATTATGTTCTTGATATGGTTGGTTCACAAGAAGGTGTTAAACTATCAAACAGAGGTGGTTTTCAATCACAACACTTTTTTAAACCAGAGAAAGAGTTTCAAGAACTGTGGGAACAAATAGAGGTGAAATTAAATAAGTTTCATGAAGAAGTTGCACTCAAGGGTTATGTTCAAATAAATGAATGGTGGTTCAATGTTAATTATAAAGGGTGTATGAACAGACAACATCAACATCCAAATAGTATACACTCTGGTGTATATTATATAAAAGCACCAGAAAATTGTGGTAATATATGTTTTCCAAACCCAAACCAAACTCTTATGTGGGGTTGGCCTAGTGGTATTACAAAAACTTCTAACTCAACTAATTCTGAAATCGCAACTTTAAAACCAGTAAAAAACTTATTATATATATTTCCTAGTTGGACAAATCACTCAGTAGATGCAAACGAGTCAGATGAACCAAGAATAAGTTTATCATTTAACACAGGATTAATACAATAATGCCAACATACATACTAAGAAATAAAAAGACACATATAACATATGAAATATTCTGTAAGTATCCAGAATTACAAGAGATGTTAGAAAATGACCCAGATCTAGTTCAGATGTTAACTGCACCAGCAATAGTTGGTGACCATATTGTTAAACAAGGTGATGGTAGAATGGATGGTGGTATGAAAGAAGTTTTTAGTCGTGTTGCAGAGGCTCACCCCAATAGTCCTCTTGCAGATAGGTTTGGTAGTGGTCAAACTTCTGCACAAAAGAAAGTGCAAGAGGTAGGAAAAAAACATGGTTTAGTTCGTAAGAGTGGTGGACAAAATATGAGTAAAGTTAAACTATAGATAGATAATAAATACTACTGTGCAGACTTCAATTTAATTGAGTGTGTACAGGGGGAAACCAGTTGGGTCGGTTTCCCCCACTATAACGAAATGGAAATATTATGGCAAAGAAAGATATTACAAATACAGACTTAGTAAAAATAGAACCAATCACAGACAATCAGAAATTAGTATTTGACTCTTATGCAAAAGGTCAACATCAATTTATGTTTGGTAGTGCTGGTACAGGAAAAACTTTTGTATCACTTTATCTCGCACTATCAGAAGTGTTAAGAGATGACACCAAGTTTGACAAAGTGGTTTTGGTTCGTTCACTTATACCAACAAGAGAGATAGGTTTTCTTCCAGGCGATGAAGAGGACAAGGCTGCACTTTATCAAGTACCATATCAGAACATGGTTAAGTTCATGTTTAAACAAGCAAATGAACAAGCGTTCTCCATGTTATATGATAGGTTAAAACAACAGGGCAGTTTCTATTTCCTATCAACATCATTCCTCAGAGGTTTGACATTTGATAACTCAATCATCATAGTAGATGAGTGTCAGAACTTAAACTTCCACGAACTTGATACCATAGTGACCAGAGTAGGTCAAGACTCCAAGATAATGTTCTGTGGTGATTTCATGCAGAGTGATTTATCAAAACTATCTGAGAAAAATGGTCTACATGACTTCCTAAGAATACTTGAGGAGATGGAGGAATTTAACTGTGTAGAGTTTAATATAGGTGACATAGTACGTTCTGGTTTTGTAAGAAACTATCTGATACAGAAAACTAAGTTAGGTATCGGAGTAGAATAATTGTTTAAAAGTGAATATTTCTCATCACCCATTTATCATGAGGATAAATCAGAATGGTTGAACAAATTAGATAACTTGTGTGACCCATATATCAAAACTGCTAGAAGTGAACATCAAATTCAAGACGAAGTTGGTGTGGTTTATCACTCCACTAATTTATACAAAGACCCAGAATTTAATTTTTTCCATGATTATATTTTAAATAAATCTCACTGGTTATTAGATGACATGGGTTATGATGTTAACCATTACAATCTTATCTTTACTGAAAGTTGGGTACAAGAGTTTTCTTTTAATGGTTGTGGACATCATTGGTTTCATACTCACTCAAACAATCATGTATCTGGATTTTACTTTTTAAAATCTAGTCCAAAAACTTCTAAACCTATGTTTCAAGATCCCAGAGTTGCACATGCAGCTTTAAAAATAAAAGAAAAAGATGAGTCAACTATAACAAATTCTAATGACTTTATTCATTATCAAGCACCCAGAGGTACATTTATATTTTTTCCAGCATACTTATCTCATTCATATAAAGTAGATCATGGGATAGAACCATTTAGATTTATTCATTTTAATTTAAGAGCAGTAGAAAGATATTTGAATTGATAGGAGTTCGTGCAGTTTTTCAAATACCAATGGCTCATTATGAGAATAAAGAACTTACAAATATTTTGAGTGGGTATATTCTATCAAAAGAAACAAAGGGTATAGAGTCTGAAGTTGCAACTGGTATTAAACATAATCTAGTTGAATCAAAATTTGATTTTCTTTATGGTAATGCACTTATTGTTAAAGATACTAAAGAATGGATTGATAAATGTTTGAAAGAAACAATCAATACAATTCAAATGGAGGATATAGATTATGATATCACTTATAATGAAAGTTGGTATCATGTAACAAAAACTAATGGTATGCACGAACCACATATACACCCAAGTTGTAGTTGGTGTGGTATATATTATTTGAAGGCTGGGAATGATGATAGTGGACATACAGTGTTTGAAAATCCAACAAAATCTACATATATAGATCGTGGAAATTTATTCCTAAATAATATGAGTACAATAAGAATAAAACCACAAGATGGATTATTAGTTTTGTTTCCATCTTATTTAAGTCACTATCAGGCTTTATACAAGGGAACTGAAGATAGAATAGTAGTAGCATTTAATGCTAGTATAGACAAATTAGGAGATAACTAATGGAAAAAAATTACCAACAATGTTTAGAGATGATATTACATCACGAAGGTGGATATGTGAATCATCCAGAAGATCCAGGCGGCGCCACAAATCTAGGCGTAACTTTACGAGTTTACCAAGAATGGATTGGTAGAAAAGTAACTACAGATATGATGGAACGATTACAAGTATCTGATGTTGCACCCATCTATAAAAAGAATTACTGGAATCGTATAAAGGGTGACCAACTACCATCTGGTCTTGACCTTTGTGTTTTTGATTTTGGAGTGAACGCTGGAACTGGAAGAGCTGCAAAGTATCTACAAAAAATGGTCGGTGCAACAGCAGATGGTGCGATAGGCCCTGCAACTTTGGCTGCAGTAAATACATATGTGCAACAAGAGGGTCACAAAGGTGCGATTGAAAAGTATCAAAAAGACCGACTTGCATACTACAAAAAACTGAAACATTTTAAAACATTTGGAAAGGGTTGGACTCGCAGAAACAAAGAAACCACTGCAGCTGCAAAGAAGATGATATAATGAATGTTTCATAATGTTTTGACTAATGATCATGTTAATGAATTAATTGAGATAGGACAATTTGAGGTAAAGTATTTTAGGTGTAATAATGTATGGGGTCATCAATCCTTTGCAGACATGAATAAAAAATATGCACACATTAAAAGTGTAAGTGACTTAGTAACTATATTAGAGAGTTTATATAGAATTACATTTAACAAACATTGTGAGGTAATAAAATTATGGTTTAATATTGTGAAACAAGATAGGGAGGGTTACGATTGGCACACTCACTCTAATACGACAGCGATATATTATTTATTCAATACAGAAAATTCTGGGACTTTGATAGATAATGAAAAAGTTTATCAAGTAGATAGTATTGACAATTCTTTATTGTTTTTACAACCTAATATTAAACATAAAACACCAGATTGGAAAGGAAAAGATCGCATAACAATTGCGATAAATTTTAATGATTGATTATGAAAAAATTTATACACAAAACTATACATCTTGAAGACCTAAATACCAAAACCATAGATAAAAAAAGGTTCTATGAAACTCCAGAGGGTGAACTGTATCCGTCTATTACTACAGTTCTATCCGTAAGGAATAAAAAAGGATTATTTGAATGGCGTAAACGAGTTGGTGATGATGTTGCAAATTATGTTGCAAGAACAGCTGCAAATCGTGGAACTGCCGTTCATCATATGTGTGAGGACTATTTAAACAATGACTTTGATGAAGAAAAACACAAAAAGAAATTTCTCCCCTACTGCCTTTTCAACCAGTTACGAAAAGAAACTTTGGACAATGTTGACAATATTCATGCTCAAGAGTGTGGGTTATATTCGGACAAATACAAAGTCGCAGGGCGAGTAGATTGTATCGCAGAATATAATGGTGAACTTTCCATCATTGATTTCAAGACTTCTTCTAAAGAACGAAGTGATGAGTGGAATGAAAACTATTACATACAAGCATCTGCATACGCAGAGATGTTTGAAGAGCGAACTGGAAAACCGATTGAACAAGTCGTTATTCTGGTTGTTACTGAAGATGGAGTAGTACAAGAGTTTATTAAAAAGAAACATGATTACCTACCCATGTTAGAGAATGTTATAGAGGAGTTTAATGGAGTATAACTTAGATGATTTTATAGGTGTATTTGATGGAGCATTCGATAAAGAATATTGTGATAGTTTAATTGATAAGTTTGAGTTTTTATCAAAAATGGGTAAAACTAAAAGTAGGGCAGAGTTTTCTGGTAACCCCCAATTAATTTTAGACAACAATATATATTTTGCAATGTCTGACATGACAGATACACAAACAATGGGGTCTAACTTTACTTGGCTTCAAGAATTTAATATAAAAATGTGGGAGTGTTATAATATATACACAAAAAAATATGGGACATTAAATAGTGTACAAAGACATCAACTTAACCCAGATGTAAAAATACAAAAAACGAAACCTAGTGAGGGTTATCATGTTTGGCATTGTGAGAATGGAAATTTAAGTGATGCATCAAGATTAATACTTGTCATGTTGTATTTAAATGATATTGAAGAGGGTGGAGAAACAGAATTTTTATATCAAAGTAGAAGAGTGCAACCAAAAATGGGAAGATTAGTTTTTTGTCCAACATCTTTTACACATACACATAGAGGAAACCCACCACTCAAAGGAGACAAATATATGTTAAATGGTTGGTTACAATACTATCATGAGATATCATAATGTTAGATAAATTTTTTATAATAGTTACAATGGTCACTGTAAATCCAGAGTTAGGAACTGATCTATATGCATTTAAAAAACCATATGATACAAAAGAAGTTTGTGTAAAAAATTTAGAGTTAAATTATAATAAATACTTTACAGCCGCATATAATAATTATAAAGGAAAACTAAGTCCAGATAAAGCATATTGTATATCTGGTGAACTATTAAAACAAGTATTCGAAGGTAACATAACAAGTAACGATATATGATAACATTAACTGAAAACGCAAAAGAATATCTAACAGATATGGTATCCAAGTCAGATGATACATATGCAAGATTATCTGTCAAGGGTGGTGGTTGTGCTGGTTTCGAATACAAGTGGGAAACTACAGACACAACCGAAAAAGGAACACTCATAGATGATGTCTTGGTGTTAGATACTATGGCTGAGATGTTTCTACTTGGTTGCACTGTGGACTACATAAAAGAATTTGGTGGTTCTTACTTAACAGTTAAGAATCCTAACGCACACTCCTCATGTGGGTGTGGAACAAGTTTCTCAATTAAGACTTGACAAACGGAACGAATCATGTTATAAATATAGTATAGTTCGTTGATACGGATTGAAAGATGGACAGGACTTGGGTGCGATACCCAACACCTCCACCAAACACTCGTCCAGTACAACGCCTTTGTAGTCGTAATGCACATGGTAAATTACTCACGGCAGATCGAACACGAATGGTAAGACATTTTAGGATTTATCTGGTGTGGCGACCAGACGAGTACCTCGCTAAAAGGAGATTAATATGATTTTAGATAATACAATAATGGGGGGTCAAGACGATGAAGAACCCTCTAGTGCAAACAATAAGTAAGTGGATGTTTAGAGCCTACATTGCATGGAGCATATGTGCAGACATCATAGTGATAGGTGGTATCATATACCTAATCTTTTTTTAGGGGGGTGAAATAGGATCGACTGACGTTGAATAGAAAAGTGGAGAACTATCGGTTTACCTCGTATCGGTTAAAAAAACTAAACGCAAACGATGATTTTGCACCTGTAGATTACGCACTAGCTGCTTAATCGTACTGAGTTCGGTGGGTACTTGGAAACAGAAACCCACCACAGTTTCAGAGTTTCGCTGACGGGCGAAAACGTGTCGTGCAAGGAAGAGATTCTCACCAGAGGGTCGAACTTGATTAGTTAGAGGTGGTACTCAGGCATGGTTGCAGAAATGCGTTGTGTCACATCAATCTACCGATTGGAACTAGGTTCTGAAAGTATGAAAGAATGGTATCTTGGTCTTTCAGTTGTAGGTGTTAACCTTAGTCCTACCGACACAAATTAATGATGCCTATGCGAATAGGTTCGGTTGAAAAAAATCGGTAAGATCATTAAGGGTCACTACTTAATAAGTGCGTGTGGGGTCATGGTTAACCCCACATCTTATAAATGGAGTTATTATGCAAAATACAAAGACGTTCTCACTTGAGATTGAAAAGATGGCCCAAGAAAAATCCATAACACACATGGATGCAGTTTTAGAATATTGTAAGACAAAAGAATTAGAACCAGAGTCAGTTACAAGACTCATATCAAAAAGTCTAAAAGATAAGATAGAAGCAAACGCAAGAGATTTGAACTATCTACCCAATCAAGCAAAGTTACCAATATAGTTAATGTCACAATCAATAGATATCTATCTAACCTATTGTGCAATGAAGGCTCACTTTGGAAAAGGTGACTATGACTTTGTTAAGTTCAATGGTAAGACAAAGGTATCAAGAGACTCTTTCTGGAAAAGAAAAGACAGAGTATGGTTCGTGATGTTGGGTAGAAAGTATAACTCATCTCTCATAGAGAGTGTTGAAGATTATCTACTCGCAAACTTCTTGGTAGACAACAAAGGATATATAGGTAATTTTAATGACCAGAATTATTTTGATTGGATGACTAGAATGTCAAGATTAGAAACATTATTTAAAAACGAAGCAACTAAATTATTTGAGGATGGGAGTTTAGACGTATTGAATGTTCCAGACAACTCTCACCCAAAACTTCTCAAAGAATATCTTGGTAAAAGAATATCACTAGAAACTATGGTGATACTAGATGGTATCTTTGACTACAGTTCAAAGTGGGATAAGAAAATGAATGATGATATCATGTGGCCTGATGTAAAAAAACTTATAGAAAATTATAAAAAGTTCTTGACATATCCACATGATTCGTGTAAGATGGTAGTATTAAATTTAACAAAAATGGAGTAGTGGTATGGAAATGCCAGACAAATTAGTCATAGAACAACTCAGAGGTCAAATCAAAGGGTTGCAATATGACTGTGCAGAATTACAAAAGAAAAATGACGAACTTGCAGAAAGATGTAAGAAACTTGCATCTCGTCAACCAACTTGGCCCAAAGGGTATTCACCCAGAAGGTATACACCGAAACATAAACATACATGAGAACGATAGTCTACGGAAACGGAAAGTCACGCCTGAAATGGAATGTGAATAATGGTTTGATACCAAACTCTGTTGTCACATGGGGTTGTAACAGAATCTTTAATGGTAATGCAAAAATTGACAATCTTGTTTCCGTAGATTATCATGTGCAACATCTGATATACAAATCTGGATATGCACATGAGAATAAATGTTGGTTCAGTGATTGGAATATTCTACCAAGTAATGTTCCCTACATTGATATTACATTTGGTGGACAAAAACCTAATCTACCAATTACAGAGAATGACAGAGGTGATAGACAAAACTTGGTAGTCAATGGTAAATTTACGAAACCAAATGAAGGATTATATATAACTTGGGTTGATGATGAGGACATGGTTGAAAGTATAGATTTTCCTAGAGAATGGAGTTCTGGAACAACTGCTATACACCTTGCGTGTCAGAATGGTGCAACAGAAGTATATCTCATGGGATTTGATATTAGTGATGACCCAAGACATAACGTATATGAAAAAGAACAGAGTGAGTATCACTCACAAGTTTCTAACTTCAGTTTAAGACTTGACTGGGCTAGAGAATTGAAAGTTGTATTTAATGAATTTAAAGATGTGCAATTTATATGGGCAGAACCAAATAAATCTATGAATAGATTTATGGAGTCATGTAATTCATCTGATTTAAATGCACTTATAAATAAGTCAGTGACAGGTCACGATAGACTTATATTTGATAATGATAATTTAACATACGATACATACGAAAACATAAGGAGAAAAATATGTCGTTAGATACGCTAAAGAGAAGTAATTCTCTAGATAAATTACTCAACGCAGTAAAAGAGGACAATGCACCTCAAGAGAAAAAATCATACATTGATGAAAGACTATGGAAACCAGAACTGGATAAATCTGGGAATGGTTATGCAGTTATTCGTTTTCTTCCATCACCAGAGGGTGAGGACTTGCCTTGGGCGAAAGTTTGGAATCATGCATTTCAAGGCCCAACAGGTCAATGGTATATTGAAAACTCACTTACAACAATCGGTCAGAAAGACCCTGTGTCAGAGTACAACTCAAAGTTGTGGAACTCTGGTGTAGAGTCTGACAAAGAGATTGCAAGGAAACAGAAAAGGAAACTACAATACTTTTCTAACATTCTTGTAGTGAGTGACCCAAAACACCCAGAGAACGAAGGTAAAGTATTTCTGTTTAGATACGGAAAGAAAATCTTTGATAAAATGATGGAAGCGATGCAACCAGCATTTGAAGATGAAACACCTATCAATCCATTTGATTTTTGGGAAGGTGCAGACTTCAAACTAAAAATCCGAAAGGTAGATGGTTTCTGGAACTATGATAAATCAGAGTTCGCAGCTACATCACCTATCGCAGATGATGAGTCTAAAATTGAAACTATTTGGAAATCACAGTATTCTCTTGCAGAGAAACTTGATGCAAGTAACTTCAAATCTTATGATGAGTTATCTACTCGTTTTCATGCAGTGATTTCTGGTACTACCAAAGTTGGTAACGTATCTGAAGAGATGGATGATGAACCGATTGCAACACCAGTTGTTGATACTAAACCAGTGGAGTCACCTGTAACCTCAAAAGAGGAAGAGGATGACACTATGGATTATTTTTCAAAACTCGCAAACGGATAATGGTTTCGCTGGTGTAGCTCAATTGGTAGAGCAACTGATTTGTAATCAGTAGGTTGGGAGTTCGAGTCTCTTCACCAGCACCATTAGTTGTTGGCAGTGTTTGCAACTTCATTTGCAAATCTATCTTCTAAGTATAATAGATTTGTTTTACTGATTTTGTCACCTTGAACAGTTGTATCCCCACCATTGTAAATATTAACTCCAGAACTCTCTACATTTCTTCCACCAAACTTTATGAACGCTGAAAATGCGTTTGCAAACTTTTCTAATATACCACCAGACACATCAACATTGTCTGCTTCTATCTTGACAGTTGGTTTTGCAATCCCTTTACCACCAAGTTTTTGAATACCAATATCTAGTTCTGGGTCAAATGCACCCATTATGCCTGGTGCAGATGGAGCGCCAGGATAATATCGGCTCTTGGATTCAAAAGGATTTCTGCCTGCAAATGAAAATCTATTGAATATAGGAAGATCTAAATCACGCATTTGTGTTCCCAATGCGGCCTTACCAGCTCCTAGTGGTGCAACATCTTTTACTGTCATTTGACCACCACTTACTGTTTTTCCAGGCTTTTCTCCAGTTCCATTAAACAATTTGTTTATGTCATACCCACCTAAGATCTGTGGTATTAATTTTGGAAATGATTTTACATCCATACCAAGTGCAAATTCAGCAATACCAGCTGCAAGTTTTTTTCCTACTGCTTCACCAGCAAAATAACCAATTACTCCACCACCAGCAGATCCAATGAGAGTACTAAGACCAAATGTTGGTACTGCACCTATTGAACCTATTATTCCTCCAAGTATTGCCCCTAAAGCACCACCACCAAGACCAGTAAGAATACCAGTTAATTGTTCAAACTTCTCTTGTTTAGTTCCCTCAGAACCAAAGATACTAATCAAATCTTGTATTGCAAAAAATTGTGCTAAGAGAGGAACTCTTCTAACCACTCCCTTTAAAGTTTTGAGAAATGTACCACCTCTACCAGTAACCAATTTGGTCTGACCTTTACTCAACTGCCCCTCTTCTGCAAGTTGTCGTATGAGTTTATCTTGGTCTGGTGCTTTACCAGCAATCAATTTGCCATCTGCACCTACTCTTCTTAACTCACCTTTATCACTTAATCTAAATGTTTCACCACTTTTTAATTTAAAATCCTTATCTTTTTTAATACCTATATCTTTTGCAGTCAATTTTGTTTGTGATAGACCTTTTCCATACCCACCACCAGCACCAAGTAACAACCTTGCGGCTAAAGTTGAAACTGTCGCAACTGTCGCTGCCAGTGCATTAGTTAAATTAAATACTGCATCTTTCATATTTTGCACTATGTTCTCTGGTTTAAAATCTGCAATCGCATCTATTATATCATCAAATAAATCACTTCTTAAAAACTTAATAACTGCACCTATAGCAACAAGACCAGCAAGTCTACCAAAAGTAAAGCCAGGAAGAACTTTACCTATACCTTTGTTGATAAAACCAGCAACAGTTGTCAGTGGATTTATGATAGGTGCAAATGCAAGTTTTAAACTATCTACTTGTGCTTGTCTTAAATCCTTGTTTATCTCTTTTTTCTGAGATGGAGATGCTTCTCGTTTTCTTAGTTCAAGTTCTTGTATTTGTATTTTATTATTTCGTTTTAGGAACGCAAGATTTTCCTCTGCTTTACCACCATTTGCTTCTATTCTTTTTGCAATCTCTGCCTGTGCTTCTTTTTGGTCTTTGATGAATTGTGCTTCTTTACTGAGTTTTATTCTATCTTGTCTTCTCTCATCTCGATCTAGTTTAATTTGTATTTTTTGTGCTTGTAATGATTTCTTTTCAGTACCAGATGCAGTCTTGAGTTGATCTGAAATCTTCTTTAACGTAGCTTGTTCTTTACCAAATCTTATATCTTCTTGTCTTTCTGATTTAGCGGTTTCTTCATTACGTCTTTCCTCCATGTTCTGGAGAACTTTCATAAAATCTTTTGTGGTTACTCCCTCTGCCATTTACTTACTTCTTTTTATCTACATATGCGTTTGCACCAAAATAGGCTGCAACTAACGCTGAGATTGCAACAAAATATGTCGGTGCGATATCTCCAATAATCTTTGCAGTTCCCTCATATCCTAACATTGATGTAACTAAAATTCCTAATGGATATAACAACATACCCATCAATGCAAACCATGTCATTTTTCGCATTGCATCTCTACGGGCATCTGCATCTTCAAGTTCTTTTCTTTTAAATTCCAAATTCATCTCCATTTCTTCTTGTGAAATGTGACCATCACCATTTCTGTCAACTTTTCTTGCGACCTCTGGGTCAACTGTTACTTCAACGGCCATATTGTGTCCTCTCTACTGTTTGTGTTTTGCCTTTTCTTTCTCTAATCTCTCATTCTCTTCTTTAATCCACTTCATGAGTAAACCCATGTATATTTCTCTTTCCCAAGGCATCATATCCTCTAACTCTGTTAAAGAATATTTATGGTGTTGCATCAATGCAAAATTAGTTTTATAGTAATTATAAACTGTATCATGAGAAAGACTTATCCTAAAAAACTTTGGAGGCCCTCCAATACAACCTCACTCTTTACTTTTGTCTTTGGATTTGTTACTTCAACTGTGTGACTAAGTTTGGGCATGGTATTAAAAAATTGTGTTATACTCTCAAATTGTTCAGTTGTAAGTTGGTCTATAAATTCTTCAATTTCTTTATCTGAAATATCAATCCTACTAAAAACGTCATCACCAAAATGTATTTCAGATATACATCTATACATCAGTTTGAATATACCATCACTACTTTCTACATCTCCAACTCTAGTTACGTCTGACATAGTGGGATATCTTAATATCATTTTTATTTTATCATTTATTTGTATTATGTTATTATGATTATCTTTTACTTGCAGATTTATATCATCTAAATTTAATTTTACTGGAACAGTTGTGACCTCATCATCTGGACAGGTGATTTGCATATCAACACTTTCACCAGCAGACTTTGATCTTATTTTTAAGAAAAGGTATTCAACGTCAAATGTTGGTAAGTTTTGAATATCAATTTTATTAAAAGTACAAGAGGTCACCAATCTTATTAGTGCATCTGTCGTTTGTTTTATATCATTACTCTCTTGAGCGATCATAATGATTTTTTGCTCCTTTACTAAGAAAGGTCTGAATTGAATTTCTTGTCCTGTTGATGGGAGTTTTGTTTGATACGTTGGTGTATCAATTCTGGGTAAAACCATAATTTATCATCCTTTATAATTATAAAATTATCTACCACCTAAAAGTCTACTAACTGATGGTATTTGTGAGGCTATTTTTCTCACCGCTTGATCCTTAAATTGTTCAATTATTCTATCACCTAACGCTTGTGGTAGGCTCGCTTCTGTTCCAAGATTTGTCCAATATCTATATGAGAATGTTACTGATATCTTCAATTGTTCATTTATCGTTCCATAGTTCAAAACTTGTTGTTCCAAAGTTTTTGGAAAACATTCCCAAATTTTTACACCATATCTTCTATTGTCTTGTTCATCTAATAAGTATATTTGTATTTCACCTATGTAATCATTATAAAATTGCATCGCCCATGTCTGTGCATTAAAAGATGCTTTTTGCCAGTTTTCAAAAAACTCTTTTTCTTTCAAGTCAGAACTACACTGAAATGTTGCAGTTATATCTGCAAACGAAAACCCTGTTGCAATCTCTCTGGTTGGGCCATAAATGTTAGTATCTGGTGTTGTATCTATGTTTCTGCCTGGAAAAGCTATACTCTCACATTTGAGTGATACATCTCTGGAACTTCCAATACTGGTCAGTAAAGATGTAAATGGATTTGTAGGACTTCCACTAGGTGGAAGTATCACCACTTCATAACGTGATGGTCTTGCAATCCCATCTTTGGTTCTATATCCTGCTAAAACTTCATTTATGGTTGCAAATGCAATTCCTGATACTGCACTTCCAAATGGATTACCTATCGCACCCTGTATTATACTTCCTAGTGACATTATAACATTCTCCTACTATCACTCCATACTGCACTTGCAGTCGCTTTCTTAAATCTTTGCACAGGTAAGAGTGTTGCAATTACAAACTCGTCTGCATCTATTCTACGAAAACGTGATCTTACATAACCAGATAGATATTTGTGTATGGTTGGTTTTACTGACTTTAGATTTTTTACATCATTATAACTAACTCGTAAAAATGTTGACTCATCAAACTTAGTATTATTACTAAAGTCTGTAAGTCTATCTAACAATCTTATTCTCAAAGGTATTGGTAAGTAGTGTAGGTTGATACCCAGAAAACCATCTGAGTATGACTCTATTGGTAGTACTAGAGGAAAGGTATCATAGTATGGTAACTTCCTTGCAAACTTGGGTGCATAGACAAACATATTCAACACACCATCAAAGGGTGACTTTGCTTGTTTACCATCACGAATAAGGTCAAGAGCTTTAGGTGTACCAAACTCTTTAATTTTATCTTTGTACCACTCTGTAGATTTTGGTCTACCTCTTGCAGCTTGTTGTACCTGTTGTATGAAATTCTTGATTGCCATGTAATTATTTATACTTTGGAAACAGATGGTCTTCTGTAAAAATCTTAAACTCCATACCATGATCTTTACAGAACTCTTCTGCTGATTTCCACTTTGCTTGATTGACTGCATAGGTAAACACCTCGTTCAACCATTTTTTAGTTCTGCGTTTTGGGTTCTTAACAGGTTCTTTACATTGTGCTTTGGGTTTGACTTCAATGATAAACTTTTTGTGTGTACCATCTGTCTGTTTAACTTTCATATAGAAATCTGGAAAGTATCTATGTATTCTATTATCTTTTGGTGAACGATATGGTATGATAATTTCTTCACTTCCCCACTCAACTACAGATTTGTTCTTATCACAATAGACCATAAGTTTTCGTTCCCAGAGTGAACGATATACTACTTGAGATGGGTCACCCCTATATTTCTTGGGGTTCATTGGATTATACTTACCTTTATACGACATTGTGTATAAATACTTATAAAGATTATAGGAGATGTTATAATGGTTCAAGAGTATCCACCACCATCAACTGGATTTAGTAAAGTTACACCTCAAATGTTGGGGAATATTCAACCCAAATTAAAAAGTGGTTATGTTGCTGGTGGTGATTTCTTTGGTGAAGAAACCTTAGGCCCACTAGGAACAAAAAATGGTCAAACAAGTCCTGCTCCTCGTTCTGGAGGAACAATACTTGAATTTCCCATGAATGTTGCATCTGGTGATGCAGCTCTTGGTAATCATGGTCACTATATTATGTTTTATATTAACGAACAGGATAAAGCACAATTATCCATGAGTGATAGGGCAACTGGTGGTAGTATCGCAGACAATCTTGCAGAACCATACAATATTCCATCTTTTGTACGAGAGTATGATGCTAAAAGTAAAAGTTATCAAAGTCAAAGAAACCCCAAACTAGACAAAAAAAATGTAAATGATAATATACCAGAGAATCAAACTATTGATGAGATGCGATTAGGTAGAGGAAGAACAGCACAACAAGACACTCAAGAAAAAACACTAAATGTTCAACAAAACCTTGTAGGTCAACAAAAAGTTGCAAGTGGTTCTACAGTTAGAGTAAAAAGAAAACCCACTAAAAGACTTAAAACATCTATCGCAATGTATATGCCACAATCAGTACAAGTTACATATGGTGCTCAATATCAAGACACACAGATTGGTGCAATATCAGAGGAAGCACTTAACGTATATAATAGTTTAGTCGAGGGTAGAGCTGGTGCAAGAGCAGAATTAAAACAAGCGGGTAAAAATGTTGCAGATAGTTTACAACAATTTCTTCTTACATCGGTTGGTGTGATACCAGGCCTAGGTGGTCTAAGAGAAACTGCTGAAATGAAAACTGGTAATGTGATTGCAGATAGACTTGAACTTGCATTTAAGGGTATTAATAAAAGAAACTTTCAATATACATTTAAGATGACACCTAAAGATAGAAAAGAAGTTGAGATGATAAGAAAAATCATATTTGCATTCAAATCAAATATGATGCCAGAGTTTGTTGGTGGAAATAGAGGTGGTAGAAGATTATTAGTTCCAAATACTTTTGATATTGCTTATATGTACACTGGAAATCAAAATTTGCATTTACATAATATATCAACTTGCGTGTTAGAGAATATGACTGTTTCATATGGTGGGGATAGATATAGGACATTTGAGGCAGATGCAGAGGGAGCGCAACCAGTGGAGACAACTATAACTCTTGCATTTAAAGAAATGGAACTTATTACTAGAGAAAGAATTTTTGAGGGTTACTAATGTATTTTTCATCTTTTCCAAAAATAGTGTATGACTCAAAAGGTCAAGGTAATATAAAGGTTGTTACTAATCTTTTGAAGAGGGTTGCAGTAAGATCTAAAGTAAAAGATAGTGCGATGTTATATGATACATATGATATTAAAAATGGTGACACTCCAGAAAGTCTTGCAGACCAATTGTATAATGACCCCCAACTTCATTGGGTAATATTATTAACAAATGATATTACAGATCGTTATCATGAGTGGCCAATGATGGAACAACAATTTAATACTTTTGTAAATGAGAAATATTCTGACCCAGATGGTGTACATCATTATGAGATTGCACAAAGTTCTGGTGATACCTCAACAAAATTAGAAGTGTATAATTCGTCTGCACTTTATAGTGGAGATACAGATTTTTACAGTTCTGCAACTACAGTCACTAATAGAGAATATGAGGAAAGTGAACAAGACAAGAAGAGAAAGATAAAGTTGCTTGATCCAAGTTTTGTTGGTCAATTTGTTCAAGAGTTTGATTTACTTATGAAAGAAAGTCCTTTATAATGCAGAATGAAGTTCAGTACGCTGGTGATTTCGAAGTTGTTGAACTAAAAATGATTTTACCCACAGGTCAAATATTAAGTTTAGACGAAGATTTTGCTCTATCAGAGGTAAACATTTTTGAAGATTTATTTTCACACTCTGTTATGGGTAATGTTATAGTTGCAGACACCAGAGAACTGATAACAAAAGGTGCATTTATTGGTCAAGAAAAATTGACACTTAAAATACAAACACCATCTCCAGATTTTAAAACAAAGTTCAGTGACGGAACAACAAAGTTGATAGACTTTACCGAAGCACCTTTAACAATATACAAGATACCCTTGAGGACAGGGATAAGTAGTGGTGCTCAATTGTATGAACTACAATTCATATCAAGTCACGCAATAGTAAATTCAACAAAAAGAGTATCTAAATCATATGTTAAATCCAAATCTAATATTGGTGAGATGGTAAAAGATTTATTAATCACAGAATTAGGTATTCCATCTGATAGAGTAACAAAAAATGTTGAAGGGACTTTAGGTCGTAGGTCACTATTAGTGCAGAACGCAAATCCACTTGCATTTATTTCAAGATTATCTAAAGAAGCTATATCACAAGAAAATCATTCCTCTGAGTATGTATTTTTTGCAAACAAAAATGGAGTGCATTTCAGAACTTTACAGAGTTTATTTGAAAGAGAACCTAGAGGTTTATTTCACGATGGTGATAAAGGTTTTGATGAAAAATATTCAAACGACGTAGACTCTGGTAAGATGACACAAAGTTATAGAAGAATATTAGATTTTGAATTATTACAAGGTCATGACTTATTGTTTAACACTTATAGTGGAATGATAGGTGGTAAAGTTGTAGAACATAATCTTTATCGTAAAAAGTTAGAAACAAAAACATTCAACTATTTTGACGATGAAAGTTATAAAAGTAATGAAAGAATAGATAAAGAAAGAATATATGTTCGTGATGCTCTTGAGGTATCTGACGATGATTTGACAAACACAAATATAAGTGTGATATCAAACTCTAAGAATAAAGTAGAACAAGATATGTGGTTTGAACTTAAAAAAGATGCAAATCAGAGAAATAAAACCATACTTAGAAGACAATCTAAGTTTTCAGAAATACGAAAAGGTATAAGTATTAAGATGGAAGTCACAGGATACACCGCTCTAACTGTTGGAGATATGATATTTGTAAACCTACAAAGTATAGGTGGTGATGACAGTGATCCAGACAATAACAAATTTTATTCTGGTCTTTATCTCATACAAACACTCAGACATAAATTTTCATATCCAACCAAAACGCACACTATGGGAATGACTGTTGTTAAAGATGGTGTACCTTTCCCATTAGAACCAGATAAGACTGCGTTTATTTAGAAAGGAGTAATACATGACAAACATTACCTCTTCAACAAACTTGAACTTAACCGCTTCAGATAATGTTAATCTAAGTGGAGGAGCCACTTTTAGTGTGCAACATATTACTGGGCCAGGTGCAATTAATTTAACAGACACAGTAACAATGATGACAACAACTGGTGCAAATGCTTATACATTAGCAGATGGTACAGCAGAAGGTCAACTTAAAATAATCATAATGAAGGTAGACGGCGGCAATGCTACTGTTACTCCAGATAACTATATAAACGGAACATCAATTTTATTCAATAATGTTAATGACACCATTGTATTGATGTGGCAATCCACTGGTTGGGTTCAATTAGCACGACAAAATGCAACTGTTCAAGGATAATCACTTCAACAGGCAACAAAAATAAGTTAAAAGAAAGGAGATTCTATATCTTTGTAATGAACAATTCATAATAAGGAGCAACAAATACATGACAAATAAATCCAGAATGAAACTAAAGAAGTTTAATTTTTTAAGTCAACATAGGAATACTACACCAGAGATTGCACCAACGAAACAGATTACTAAATATAGAATAAGAAGAAAAGAGCCACAGGATGAAAACATACTCACAATTATTAGAGGGAGTCAACGACCCCAATATATTTAAAGCATTCTTCCTTGCGGGTGGGCCAGGCAGTGGTAAGTCCTACGTTGTTAGGAAAACCACTGGTGGTCTTGGAATGAGAATAGTGAACTCAGATGATGCGTTTGAGAAAAAACTAAAAGATGCTGGACACTCTCTCGATATCAGAGCGATGGATAATATAGAGAGAGATAGAATTAGAGATGTCGCAAAACGAATTACAAAGAAGAGACAAGCAAACTACATTGAAGGTAGACTTGGACTTATCATTGATGGTACAGGTAAAGATTTTGAAAAGATAACAAGACAGGCAAGAAACCTAGAAGCATTAGGTTACGATACACACATGATATTTGTGAACACATCACTTGATGTCGCATTACAGAGAAACGCAGAGAGAGCTAGAAAACTTGCAGAACCTATTGTTGTTCAGTCTTGGAATGATGTTCAGAAAAACATAGGTAAGTTCAATAATTACTTCAAAGGCAATTTCATAATCATTGATAACAATGATGCAAAAGAAGATGTGTTTACACAAGTATTCAAAAGAGTCAAATCACTTGCGAACAGAAAGATACAAAACAAGAGAGCGCAACAGTGGATTGACAACGAACTCAAAATGAGAAACATCACCAAGTTCAAAAGAAGAGTTGTTTAATCTGCATATACACTATGCATTTAGTTTAGAGGTAAACTACTATAAATAGTTCTGTGTCCATTCAAGGACATATCATTTCAGAAAATAAGAGGTAAAAGAATGTCAGTTGCAAGTACTGTGTATGATAGCACCTGTGTGGTGTGTGATTATGTTAACAATGTAGTAAGAAGAATGTGGTTAGGAATGCAGAGATCCAGACAATTATCTGCAAACTACAAGATATATGAGGAAATAAAAAGATTTGATGAAGATGCTGGTTACCATCTCGCAAATATGAACGACAATACGAACAAACATTATGAAATAGAGATGTCCAAGACAAAACGAATCACTTGGGCGTGGGATATGAAAAACGACATAGACAACGAATAGAATATCTACGAATTTCACCAATAAAAACAATGACTTAGAAAAAGGGGTTGACAAGCCCCTTTTTTTGTTGTATATTAATAGTATAGTTAATAAGAGAGAGAAAAAAATATGACAAACGAAACAGTTTTTATTGAAGCAGAAAATGGTGGTATTGGTGTTTACATCGGTGCTGGTAACAAAGTTGGTTGGGCAAAGACCGCCAAGACGTTAAAGTACATACTAGACACTAAGAACATTAATGTGTTTGAAGATAGATTGTTTTTCACAAGTTCTATGGATTTTGCAGATGAGTATGGGTTTGAAACTCATGATGGTGGAAAAGAGATTTTCTACTCTGCACAGAATATGATACAAGATGAGATAATTGCAAACGGACAATTCGATGGATAAAAAAACACTTGACATTATTTGTCATTGTGATATTATAATAGTGTAAGTGATTCGTTTTTAATAAAAAAGAGAGGTTATTATGAAAAGAAGTAAAATACAAGAATTACAAGCTTTAGTTGAAGATATGTATTGGGAATACGATAGAGTATCTTCTAGTGGTCAAAAGACCTTAGATAAAATTGCAAAATTAGTTGGTGTTGCAACTGAGGCTGAGATGAACGAAGTAATTGAAGGAAGTGGATCATAATGGATTTAGAAACACTACAAGAAATAAAGTGGAGATTAGAAAGTGCATCTAGGTTGTACCTAGAAGGTAACCACTCAGCATCGTCTTGGGCTGTACATGAGGTTATGGGTATATTGAAAGTAGTAGAAGAAAAACTACTTGACTCTGAAAACGAATCATGTTAGTATGTAAGTGAAGTTAAAAGAGAGAGAATATGAAAACATTAGATACAAATTTGAAAAAAGTAAAAGACTTGTACATGACATACAGTGCAATTCTTGCTGGTAATTGGATTGGTGATTTAGATGCAATCGAAGATCAGATTGCTGATTTATGTGAAAAATCAAATATAGATTTGTTAGAAGTCATTGCAAAAATTGACAATGAAAATTTAAATTAGAGAGAAGGTATATTATGAATAAATTATCAAAAATAAATGATCAACTTATGGGCCTATCGGTTTCGGAGTTAGGTCAAGTTTCGAGGATGATTGATAGTATCAAGACTTTGAAAAGTAAATCAAGTCTATTCGTTGGACAGAACGTGTTTGTTGTTCAGAAAACAAAGAAAACGCCTGGAGTGGTTGAGAAAATCAATCAGACTAGAGCACTTGTTAAAATGCGAGGTACATTGTTTAATGTTCCTTTCACAATGTTGGAGGCTGCGTAATGAAAATGTCAGAAGCAATTGCAATTATTTTAGAAAACCCCTTGACATCTTTGATGGAATTTGTTACACTATCCATGATGTTCACTTGTTTTTATTTTGCGTTAATTATATTTTAGGAGAGAGAAATGAATAAGAAGTTATTAGATAATTATGATAAGATGGTAGTAAAGGACACTGTTGCAGTGATACATTGTGCGTTTGGTGATACACCACATACAGTTGCAATGGTATCAGTAGATAAAGGATTATTAGATACAGAGAAATGTGATAAAGCGTTCATGTTGACAAATTCAATAGACAATGCATGGTGGAAGAACAAAGAAGTTACACCCATGTTTCCTAACGATGGTTGTCGATCAACGAGTGTAGGTGACCAAGTATTAGTTGGTAATACAAAGTATGAGTGTTCACCTTATGGTTGGGAAATAGTTACTTAATGGAGATGATATGATTACAGAATATATTGCAAAACCAAACCTAAATAATAACATAGGATTAAAGACTTTCACGTTAGAGTCTGATGCGATTAAGTATCTTGAAGAATATACGGGCTACGAGATGTCGTTTGAAAAGAACAAGAAGACGGGCGAAAAGTATTCTGATTGGTATCTTATTGATAAGTTGATTAAGGTGGATAAGACAGCATGAAATCATGGGTGTTAATAACAACCATTTTATTTACGACTCCAGAGAAAGACTTTTCTGGTGTTGTTGTATATGAGTTTAAAAATCGTATAGAGTGTGATGTAAGGTTACAGAAAACACAAAATATGGAAATGAAGATTAATGATTTTATGAGTATGAAAGTAGATAATAGATGTGAGGAGAAAAAATGAAAGTATTAAGATTTTTGAGATGGGGATTTAAAGACATGGATACTTATACCATGAGAACACTAACTTTTGGTATGGTGGGTCTAGGTGGTTTACTCGTACATAGTCCTTATTGGATGTTAGGTGGTTTATTTTGTATGTGGTTAGATTTTATGTATCAGATTTTTAAAGATAGATGGGAAGAATTTACAAGGGTAGAAAATGAAAAAAGTTAGAGATATTTTAGACAAATATGGTGAGGGTACTAAGTGGGACTTAGACTATGGTAAATTAGTTATACTTGGTCTTTGTATTTACATTGCAATAAAGGTATCTTAATGTTCACGATATACACAAAACCAGATTGTAATTTTTGTGTTAAAGCAAAAGATTTACTCAACTTGAGAGGAGAACCTTTCATGGAAGTTGATATATCTAAGGATACTAGAGCAAAAGACAAACTAAAGAGTCAAGGGTTCAAAACTGTTCCCCAGATTTTTTATCCAGATGGTAAACACTTTGGTGACTATCTGAAACTGGAGAGCAATTATGTATGAGTATAAGTGTAAGGTAGTTCACATAGTAGATGGTGATACTGTTGACGTAGATATAGATTTAGGGTTTGGAGTGTGGATGCGTAAACAAAGAGTAAGACTCTATGGTATAGATACACCAGAATCAAGAACAAGTGATGCAGACGAAAAGGTATATGGTCTGGCCGCAAAGGAGTTCTTGACAAAGTGGTTGACCTCTGGTGGAGTATCAATAAGAACACACAAAGATGCGAAAGGTAAGTTTGGTCGTATACTTGGTGAGATGTGGTGTTTTGACACTAATGTAAATGAGAAGATGATTGAAGAACATCATGCAGTAAGATATCATGGACAATCTAAAGATGATATCGCAGAAGAACATTTGAAAAATAGGGAATTAGTTAAAATATGACAGAACAAATTATGACACACCCAACATCATTTGAAGTTACAAAATGGTTTGGGCCACAAACTGCGACAGTGATGTTACCAGATGATGCTTTAAGTACATTAGTTAACATGACAGATGATATCATTAATGATAAAAAATCTAAAACACATGGTCAAAGTCTTGCTGGAGTGATTGACACTGAATTAAGAATTTACAAATCTGACATGGACAAATGTGGATTTGATCAACTATTTGAATCATGTGTCAAAAGTTATGTGGTACACTGTGCAAAAACTCATGGATTTTTTAAACCAGATTACAATTTTGAAACGTCAGTAAACTCTGCATGGGTGGTATCACAATACCAAAATGAATATAATCCATTACACAATCACACTGGTTGTGAGTTAAGTGGAGTGATATATTTAAAAACACCAAGTGTAAAAGGTCGTAGAAATCTTGAGTCTAAAAAGGGTAAAATAGAGGGTGATGGTGATATAAACTTTGTTTACAATGCAGCCTCTCAGAGAAACCAAGACATATTCGAAAAAGGTCTTGTGCAGATAACACCCACGCCTGGTTTGATGTTGATGTTTCCGTCATATCTTTTACATACTGTGTATCCATTTGTCGGTGAGGGTGAAAGAAGATGTATTGCATTTAATGGAACTTATAGAATAACAGAAACACTTGATGGTGGTTCTGTTAACTTAATCGCTGGTAATATGCAAGGTGTAAAAAATAAACATTTCTATTTGGAGGAAAAACCAAGTGAGTAGAAGTCAACAAATGAATCATATAAGACATTTAGAGTTTGAGATTAAAGAATTAGAGGGTAGATTGCAACCACATGACACTGGACATATCCACACTACAATATCTGTGTTGACAGAAAGACTAGAAGAAATACAAAAAGAATTAGATGAACACAAAGTAGAAGAACCAATAGAAGCTCATGATGGTTAGACTATATGTGAAATAGGAGAGTAAAATGATGACATATATTGCACTAGGAGTAGTACTCATAGTATGTTTAGGTTTAGTAGTTTGGTATATTAATAGTATCACGAAGAAAATACCATGATCTATGGATTTATTTTAGTCGTTGTATGGATATTACCTAGTGGTGTTGTGACAGGTGATGCGTTGAATTGGTATGATAACCCAACCTCTTGTTGGGAAGATGCTATTCGTATGAAAGAGGATAGTGAATTGGGATTTAGTTATGTTTGTGTAGAGGATACAGGAGCATCATCATGAAAATAACTGAGGGAACTGCACTTGGAATCATGGTAGTAATCATGGTCACTGGAACACTTGCACTTAATATACTCGTACAAGGATTTATTGGTTGAGAGTAGATTTAGTAGATAAAATGGGTAGTGACCTTACAGTAGTCAATGCAGCCCGAGTGTCCTTTGCAAAAAAGTCTAATTGGGATGACATACCATTTGCAGAGGGAAACGTACTCAAGGACTCAGATACACGACTTATAAAGTATCTTGCAAAACATAATCACTGGAGTCCATTCGCACACGCATCATTACAGTTACACATTAAGGCACCCATATTCGTTGCACGACAGTTAGTCAAACACCAAGTCGGTCTGGTGTGGAACGAGATATCTAGAAGATATGTAGACACAGAGCCAGAGTTTTATATTCCAAAGGTCTGGAGAAAAAGACCAGCGGAGAATATCAAACAAGGGTCGGATGAGTCCGAAACTATCAAGTATGGTATTGATGGTACAATGATGTTTGTAAAAGAAACGTATCAAAATCTACTGAAAGAAGGAATTGCACCAGAGATGGCGAGGATGGTTCTACCACAGAACCTATATACAGAGTGGTATTGGAGTGGAACACTCTATGCATTTTCAAGAGTGTGTAATCTAAGATGTGCAGAAGACACACAATCGGAAACAAGAGTGATTGCAGACGGAATACAAAAGATATGTGCGAAAGAGTTTCCGATAAGTTGGAAGGAGTTATATCATGGGTAGAAAATTAATACACGAACATTGGGGTGATAGTGATAATAATCGAAGTGCAAAGATATATCATGTAGAAGATATCATGGATTTCTTTGAGGTTGATTTTTATGAAGATGAACAACTCAAAGAAAGTCGTCAGATGATAACAAACGGAGTTGCACATAGTGAGAGATACGCTGAAGATGCGGCTGAGAATTGGTGTTTGGGATATATACCTTGATGGATTTGTTTCGACATTTGAGGATACATACGCAGAAGAAACCAGAAGAAGGCCCAGAGGAGATGGACTTTCCAGAGATGTATCTAATGGGTCTGGGTGCAACAACAGAACTACCAGATAATTTTGAAAGGAAGAAAACTATGAATTGTTATCACTGTGAAACAGAGCTTACATGGGGTGGTGACCATGACATAGAAGAAGAATTTGATCATGTGGATGCACACAAGATGGTGACTAATCTCACTTGTCCGAATTGTGCGACATTTCATTTGGTCTACACACCAAAGTCATTTTTTGAAGAAGGAGAAACATAATGAACGGATTACACTTTTTATTTATAGGAATTGCACTACTGATGATGATGTCAGTAACAGGTTGTAATACACCATACATCACGAAAGATGGTGAGAGATTACTATCAAACTCAGTGGTAGGTTGTGCAGTAGGTCAAGTATTCTTTGATGATTGTGGAGCAGGAGCTGCAGTGGCTGCTGGTGCAACAATCATTGATGATCAAACAAAATGAGTTATGCAACTTGGGACTACTGGACATACAGAGATTATATCCCACATTACATATGTGATGAGTTAATAAAAAACCACAATAATTTTGATCATGGAACTTTACGAGGTGGTACGATAGATGAAGACATGAGAAGGAGTGGTGTATGTTGGATAAATTCATCATTCTGGATAAATTTATTTTTTGATATAATTCTAAGAGCAAATCAAGAATCTGAGTTGAATTATAATATAGTTGGTATGGAGGATTTACAACTCACTAGATATGTCGCACCAGATGGACATTATGATTTTCACATTGATGGAGATGGACACACAAGAAAAAATGTTGATGACAATGTAAGAAAACTATCAATGAGTTGTTTACTTACAGACCCAAAAGAATTTGAGGGTGGAAAGTTTCAGTGTCAAAATGGTGGTGAACCATATGATGTAGAACTCAACAAGGGTGATATTGTCGTATTCCCATCCTATACTTTACATAGAGTTTCCCCTGTAACAAAGGGAGAACGATATTCATTAGTCGCATGGGCCAATGGAAAGGCATTTACATGAAAACACTTGCGTGGGTATTGGTTATACTCAATCAATCACAGACAATTAGTGATGATGAGTTGATATATCCAAGTCTACAGAAGTGTGAAATGTACGAAAAACAAATCAATCGACCACTTCAAAAAATACAAACATATACATTTTCTGCGTACTGTAAACCCACAGTAATCGACAGAGTAGAAGAATAGTGAGAATAATCCACTTCAATGAGCCATGGCAGCATTTTGAGGTGTATGATTTTATATCATATAATGAACATAAAGAGATAAAAAAACTATTTAAAACTTTCCCAGATCCACGTTCAACTAATGATAGAATAAGTCACAAGATAGAAAATGAAATGTTGAGAGAAAGATTTAAAGAATTACTTAGATTATTAAACGTGGAGTGGAACGAGAATAAACACTCAATACACATGGAATTAGACAAAATATCACCTAAATTCAAGTTTCAAATACACACAGATATATGGACAAAGGTGTTGTCTCTCATCATACATATATCAGAGACAGGACATGGAACAAGGTTATATTCACCACATAAGTCATTTGATGAGTGGCGAACACTGGTTAGAACAATGAACTGGACACCAAGAGGTGGTGGTGGGTTTTTAAGAACAGATGAAACTTATCATAGTTTTGACACAATAGAGGACAATATGATGAGACAGACGATACTACTAACACTAAGACAAAATAAAAACTGGATGACAGGAGAAGACAATTGAAAAAAACTACATTATTTGACATACCAATATGGACAAACAAGATAGATAATTTCTATTCAGTGAGGAAACAATTAGAGGATGAATTTAATAAATTTCCAGACACGAAGAATGAAATCAATCAAAGTGAGTATCAAAAGTTTTATACAAACAGACAAAAAGATAGACCTGGCCTAACACAAAAATTCACAAATATAATATCAAAAGAGATACAAAATTTAGTTTCTGACATAAACAAAAACAGTGATATAAAGATAAAAGATTTGACTGTCAAAGATGTTTGGTCAGTGACTTATCAGACAGGGGATTATCAGTCTATACACAATCATGGTTCAACAGGTTTGTCTGGTTTATTATTCTTGGATAGTCCTATAGACGGCCCAAATTTGACCATAGTACAACCTTATAATAATTGGATGACGGACACTACTCGTTCTTTTTGTGCAAAGTTTGAAGAGGGTGCGATGGTTGTATTTCCTAGTTTCTTATTACATTCAAGTGACCCAAACAGATCACACAGACAAAAAAGAGTTATCAGTTGGGATATGGAGATAGTTCTCTGATGTTCTTCAGAAAGAAGAAAACTGACGATATAATTCTTGATTGTTATACCTATAATCCTTATGCGTATAACTTTGCAAAAATAAACTATGGATATCATTACATTCCAGAGTGGTGGAAAAAGACACCAAAAATTCTAGAAAAAAGAATTGCGACAATCAAAAACTGTCCAGCATTTGTTGAGTATTACACGAAAGGTATTGTCTTACCGATGTGGTGTGAACTTATAATACAGATTGAACCAAAGGGAAGTGAACAATTATTTACTTGGAAAAGTTCGCATAAAAAGTTCGGTATCAATCCCCATATACAAGAACAATTTAAAGGGTTTTCAAAAGAGGATGGACATAATCTAAAAATGGTGTCGCCTTGGTATATAAAGTGTAAAGAGGAGATTTCTTTTACATATACACAACCAACTTGGAATCAGAGAGATACAATATTCGACCTTATATTACAACCAGGCGTGTTAAGTTTCAAATCAAATATGCAGACAAATCTAAATTACTTCTTTCAACAAAAAAACACACAACAGAACATACACATACAACCATTAACACCAATGGTGATTATGCATCCAATATCAGAGAGAAAAGTAAAACTCAGACATCACTTTTTGACAAGTAAAGAAGACGAAGATGGAGCTCTATCTGGAATTAACAACGGAATGTTATTTGATAATTATCCAGAAAATGTACATAAAAAGGCAAAGAAATTATTTGAAAAAATAGATGAAGTAGATGGAGGGATATACAAATAATGAAACTTGCTGTAATTGGAAAGGGAACTGTTGGTTCTTTGGCAGTTTTACATTTTCTAACATATACTGATTGGGATATAGATTGGGTATCTGACCCAAACACTCCAACCACTGCTGTTGGTGAAGGAACTACAATTCGTGTTCCGTCTGCTCTTGCAAACTCTATATTAGAATTTTCTCATGATGATTTGATTGCAATGAATGGAACTCCAAAGGTGGGTATTTGGAAAGAAAATTGGGGTGGTGGAAAAAAGTATTTACATCCATTTCCCATTGATTTAAGTGGATTACATTTCAATGCGATTGAGTTTCAGAACAAAGTATTTGAGATGTTACAAGGTAATCAAAGAATTACAATGGTCAACGAGAGAGTGACAGATCCACAATCATATTCTGCTGATTACGTCATGGTGTGTTCTGGTTCTCCTAAAGATCTAGATGAGTATAATATACTTGACTCCATTGTGGTGAACTCTGCATATGTTACTCAATGTTTCTGGGATACACCGACCTTTAATTATACACTCACACTTGCAAGGCCATGGGGTTGGGTATTCGGTATTCCTCTTCAGAACAGATGTTCAATCGGTTACGTTTATAATTCTGATTTTGTGTCTCTGAATGAAATTAAAGAGGATGTGAAGAACGTATTTCAACAGTATAACTTGACACCAAGTGATACCACAAATCATCTGGAATTTAAGAACTATGTACGAAAGAATAATTTTACTTCAAAAGTGGTCTATAATGGTAACGCATCATTCTTTTTAGAACCACTCGAAGCGACATCAACAACTACCTCTGATGACGTTTCACGTTTCGCATATGATATGTGGAATGGTAATATAAGTGTAGATGAAGCGAACAGAAAACACTTACACAATATTGAAGAAGTACTTGATATGATCGCTCTACATTATTGTAACAATATCGTCTATCGAAATGATTTCTGGGATAATGCAATACGGATTTCCTGTAACAGAATCAAAAACTCTTTAGACACTAATCCTGATTTTCAAAACCTTATTCATAATTCCATACAAGGAACAGAGAATATGTTATCTGTATTCGGATTGAGTGATCCTGTACATTATGGTACATGGTCTTGGAAATCTTGGAATATCAATGTAAAAAATCTTCAAATAAAAAGAACACTCAAATATTTAATGGGAGAGAAATAAATGGGATTATTCAGTTGGGGTGGAAAACCCATAAAAGTAGAAACATTAGAACAAACACACAGGAAACTAGAAAGAGATATACTTACGTTAGAGAAGATGAACAAGGTATCAAACGTACATGAACATGAGATTAAAGAGAAGAAAAAACAGAAACTTGCAATCAAAGATGAACTGGAACGTATGAAAAAGAACTTCAATGGTAAGACCTATGTAAAAGACGGAATAGAGAGTGACTTCTAGATACGAACTATTTAAAGGACATTACAAGATACTGAGAGAACAACGCAGACGAGAATCGATTTTTCGGACATTAGTTTCTGTATATCCATCTGGTCTATATCATCCTGTTTATTCTATGTGGAACTGTATGATATGGGCATGGAGTAATAGTGGAACACACAATTTAGATGGTAAAGGAAAGATAAGAAAGTGAACCACTATTCAACAACATCATATAGAGAGTATTTTCGTATGAAAACCCATGACGAGAGATGGGTAAAACGTATGATGGAGAAGTATAATTTATCAATACATTATCCACGATGTGTAGAGTACGTTCTTAGAAGAGAGGCTTATCTAGAGTGGTTACAAGGAGGATATCTATGAACGTGTTACCTTTATTTTCATCACCTGTCACAATGGATATGTATGAGTTAGACAGAGATGAAATAGAACTCATTAAGAGAGAACCATTTCACTCACACACATATGACCTTGATGGTTTGTCTAGTGATAATCGTAATATACTTACAAAAACACCAAACTTATTTCATGTTGTTCATTCACATATAAAGAAATCACTGTATGATAATTTAAAAATAGTGGATAATATAGGATATAAAGTAACATCTTCTTGGTTGAATAATCATCCACCAAGACATTCTGCACATGGACATTCTCATGTGAATAGTATGTTTACAGGAGTATTATATGTAGATTGTCCTCAAGACAGTGGAGAACTTATATTCGTGATGCCCTATACAACACCCACATGGAACACAGGAACAATACAACCAAACATAAAAGAACATAACATATTCAATAGTAGAGAGTGGAGATTACCAACACCAACAGGTATGTGTATATTATTTCCATCACATTTACGACATGGAGTGACTACAAATGAAAGTGACCATAATAGATATTCAATAGGATTTAATATCATGTTGGAGGGTCACATAGGTGTAAGTGATGAAACAATTAATATAAGATTACTATGACATATCCAGAAACAATCATATATACAGATAAAGAAAGAATATACTGTAATGGTGACTTTGGAAACGATCACCCAAGAGTATATTATTCAGTACCCACAGAAGGGTTTGTAGTTTGTGGTTATTGTGATACAAAGTATACTAGAGATGATAACTTTAAAGACTATACTAATACTTACGACTCTGAGTAATCTATTCATAGTAGATGACGACCTAGTGAGAACAAGACCGATAGGGGGATATCGGAAAGAATATGGTACTTGATGGGAATGTATGGTATTTTCGGACACTATTTAAAAAGGTATAAAAAAACATAGAGTTGTTGTGTTCTTACTTTGTAGTCTATCGTCAGAATTACCCCACAGTCCCCCAGATTTTACCACAGACAGACAGTAGAAACGAATCAGTTGACAGGTATCAAGTGATAGTATAGAGTATCAAGTCCTGTAAGTCTTTGATTCTAAAGGGAAATAAAACACTTGACAACCACACGAATCTCTGATACATTATAAGTGTAGTTAGTAAAAAGGTTAAAGACAGACATTAGGCATGTGTTGATACTAACTTGTTGGTCACTCATTAACTGTCGTAAAAGCCCTCCTTTTTACTTTCTACACAATGGGTGTCCGATCATGAGGACTCAAACAAACACATAACAAAAACTTAACCCAGACTGATGAGCGGTGGCATAACAAGTAGGTCTGGGTTTTTTTGTGTCGAAAAGACTTGACAAGTATTACAGATTCGTGTATACTTATAGTGTAGTTAATAGAGAGGTGATTCGATATGGTGTAAAAGGAAACGGAGATAGACACCCTCAACCTTTGGGAAGTTTATCGTTTGGAGAGATTATGGAGTTCGGAGTTCCAGCCTAGGATCGTTAGTGTAAAAGGTTACAACCCCAGATGAGGTGGGTCATTCGATAAAGGAGTGATTCATAAGAGTAGTCTGGGGTTGACTTGTATCTGGGGTAGGTGATTCGTTTCGGCCTTATACCCCCCTTAAATCTGTGATTCGTTTTGTAATCTATAAATGTAATAAGTATCCAGAGAGATTTTTCAGAGTACCCCCCCCCAAAACTGAGCGGCTTTTATTTTCACTTCCCTAGATAAATACTTGACACATATACCGAATCATGTTATAGTAAGAATATGAGATTAATGACTGACGATTATATTATGAATATAACAAGTGTTCCTATATGGAGTGAGTGGACTCCGTAAGGGGCCGCAGTAGACTTGAAGTTTCTTTCATTGTTTCATATGAATAAATTATTAGGAGTATATTATGAATAAAGATAAAAGTATAATTAAGAATGTTAGGTTGGCTCTAAAAATTCTTGGTAAACCTAGTCTATCTAGTACAATAGGAAAAGTGATAAGAAAACTAGACCCTACTGATGATGGATATAGATTTAGATGGATACTATCACAATCTGGTCACTTTGATTATGATAGACAACTATCCACACCTAAAAAGTATTATTGGATTGACCCTAATGTATAATCGTAGTGAACAACGTGAGAGGAAACTTGCGATAAGACCACTCATAGAATTAGAAGATGAACTGTGGCAACTCAACCAATTGTCAAAGTTAAACAAAGATACACGCAATCGTAAAGCTCGTCTGGAGCGAGTAGTCGCAGTTAAGAGATTTGCATTACAGAAAGTACAAGAGAAGATTGCAAAAGAAGTTGAGAAAAGTAAATGAAAAAAAATATTGAAGAAATGCATAAACAGTTCTTCATACTTGTAAGAATGTTAACAAAGGATGGACACGACCCACTTGCAATAGCTGGGTGTATGTTAGCAGGTGCAGTACAAATATATCAAAAAGAGTTGGGTATGGAAACGACACAGGATTTGTTAGATCAGATTGCAAATGGTGGTGATGATGATTTAGATAGTTTAGAGGATATGAAAGATCCAGATACCTATCATTGACATGGAGATTATATTATGGGTTTGATGCCAATATATTATACGACTACCAAACTGAGTGGTAGAAGAAAGGTTTCTGTTCGTGAGAGAAGGTTGAGAGAGAATCATGAGAAATGGTTAAAGACTATGGGTATAGATAAGCCTTGGAAACCAAAGAAAGAGGTGTTAAAATTAGCGAGCGAAAAAAAGGAGAGATATTCGAGTGTAGGGAATGGTATCGGTAATGGTTTCGTTAAGACTTCTTCTGTGTTAAGTGGTGAGTATATCATAGGTCAAGCATACAACAAAGGTAATCTAGTTGTGTTAAGTAAAGAGGACGCAAAGGACGAGAGTACTGGAAAGAGAAGATGACAAGAGAAGTCAGACTCAGCACAGTAGGTTTAATTGAACGTGTTGAAGGTCATGATGTATTCAAAAAATATATGTTGAATTACATTGATGATAAACCCCTAAACAGATTGATTGAAAGAAACACTGATGTGTCACATACTGATTGGGATGAGAGTGGTAACGAGAATAGAGAATATGTAAACAAATTTACATCACTCATAAGTTATAACATGAAGACTATAACGAATAGATTGTCTTTGTCTTACATGGATATAACTGATGTGTGGTTTCAACAATACTCAAGAAACGCGGAACATTCATGGCATGGTCATTTCGGAAGTGACTGGGCTGGTATCTATTATGTTGAGATGCCTAATGAAAAAGATAAAACATTATTGTGGGATTATCATTCATCTAAGATAGTGGATGATATAGATTTACATGAGGGTGATATGTTTGTGTTTCCATCAACTATTTTACATTGTTCACCACTCAATATTACTGACATAAGAAAAACAGTTATTTCATTTAACATGAAAGTAGGAGATGTTACAAGACTTTACTAAACAATTCGTAAAGTATGTCGTTTATATAAATAGATAGAACAAAGGATAGAGAGATGCAAATAGGTACAGTTACAAATCAGTACATCAATAACTACCACTATCAAGGTGTGCAACAAGCAAATCAACAATCTATAACAAGAGAGATTGAGGATTTATCAGACACACGACTTATGGAATATAGACAAGAACAACAACGTGAACAACACAGATGGTTAGCATATATTATGATGATGCAGTTTTTTGCTAAGAACCAGATGTGGAATTTGTTAGATCAAATGCGTATCCAGAGGACTCTCAACATCACTGCCTGATGGGCAGATTTACTAAAAAAGAAGTAGACTATTTACCAGACGGGCCTATCATGTCTTGTCTGAGAGAACCACAACTTATGGTTGCAGAGTGGCGTGAGAGAAGTGCATTCTCTAAAAACTTACAACACAACAATGATATTAACAGAGAGTGGAGAAAGAAACTCTCTAAGACAACTTGTTGTGGACGATATATAAAAGAATGCAAATAGAAAAATATTATGAACCCTTTCCATACATTATCATAGATGATTATTATGAGAAAGATGAACTAAGTCTTATCTGGGAAGAACTTGAGTTTTTGACTCATCCACAAAAATTACGCCGTGCAACTAAAGAAAGTGGTGGAGCTCAGAAAGATGGTAAACTACTTAAATATAACTATCACAGATACTTAGATAATTTATATGAAGATAGAAATATGTCTAACATATTATCTGTGAATAGAAAGTTGTTTGACCAAGATATATTTAAAACAAATGAAAGTTGGTTTTTCCAAAACGTAACAAATACCATAAACATGGATTTCACTCAAGTGGGATACTATGAGAATAATGATGAGTATGGGTTACACCATGATCATTCAGTTGTAACTTCTTTAACTTGGTTGTACAAAGAACCAAAAAAATTCACAGGCGGTGATTTGTATATCGGTGATAGTGAAATAAAAATTGAGTGTGTAAATAATAGAACATTAGTATTTCCATCAATGATAAAACACAAAGTGAATACCATTCACATGGAAGAAGAACATTTAAATCAAAGACTTGGTAGATATTGTATATCTCAGTTTGCATTGACATCAATATATAAACCATGATATTTAATTATATTGTATATACATCACTTCTTATTATTGTGACACAATTGTTATACATTGGAAACAAATTAGAAAAGATAACATGGCAAGAGTATTATGTTATATGGGGAATAATTTTATATACATTGTTTAGTTAACTATTTTTCTCTAAGTCGTTATTATAAATAGTATTGCGAGTTAGAGAGAGGTACGTTTAATGATTGATCCAGTAACAGCACTAGGTGTTGCAACCACAGCGTTCAACGCAATCAAGACAGGTTTCCAAGCAGGGAGAGATGTTGAGGGTATGGCAGGCGACCTATCCAGATGGATGGGTGCAGTCAGTGACATCAAGAAGGCAGAAGAATACAACCAAAAACCACCATTGTTTAAAAAACTATTTGCGGCTGGTTCTGTAGAAGAGGAGGCGTTGCAAACACTTATGGCAAAAAAGAAAACTGAGGATATGAGAGATCAGCTCAAGAATATTATTATGTTTTCCAGAGGTCATGGTGCTTGGGAGGAGCTTTTGAGAACTGAAGGCGAGATTAGAAAAAAACGACAGAAGATGATTTATGACCAAGAGGAACGATGGAGAAAAATCTGGGAGTGGGTTGGTCTTGGTTTTCTAGGAGTGGTGGTTACAGGTTTTATCGTGTTTCTCTTTTATCTTTATCTATCCACAAGAGGTTACATCTAAGTGTTAGACGTAATAGAGTATTTTATCGAATACTTTGATATGTATTATTATCTTTTTGTGCCTTGGGATTTTCACAATACAGTATGGGTTATACTTGGTCTTATATGGTATCTAAACAGATTGAACACACGATATGTCATTTCAGAAAAAACACAAACATCTTTCTACTATCCAGATATTTAATATCTATGCGTGGGTAATCGTATATCTAACAATTTTCGCACAACCACTTCTTGCAGAAAAGAATCGTTATGGTCAAGAAGAAAAACACCCCAACATCATACAATGTTTTTCATGTTACCTAAAGAAGTTTTCTGATTGGACTTGGGAACAAGAGAAACGATTAGGTAAACGTGAAGACCCTAAGTATATAACCTGTCGAAGATACAAAAGAGTTCAAGCAAAGAACGGACAACAAGTCTGCATCTACAAAGGTGCAAACAACACTTACACATTAGTTGTCGAAGGCCAGTGTCCGAGTGAATATCGTTGTAAGTATGACCCACATGGAAAAGAACCAAACATAGATAGTGTGGTGGATTCTCTTAACGACTCATTCAAAAAGAAGTAATAAATAACTCGTAAGGAGTTTATTTATGCAAAACTTTATGGGTATGGATGGTTTCGTCTGGTTTACTGGAGTCGTAGAAGATAGAGGTGACCCATCAAAACTTGGTCGTGTAAGAGTTCGTTGTGTAGGACATCATACAGACGATAAGAATAAAATACCAACAGCAGATCTGCCTTGGGCTCATGTCATGCACCCTGTTACAGACCCATCTATGAATGGTATGGGTCATACTCCATCATTCATGGTTGAGGGAACATGGGTGATTGGTTTCTTTATGGATGCAGAAGATAAACAACAACCTGTTATTATAGGAACACTACCTGGCGTTCCAGATGAAAAACCCAACCCATCAAAAGGTTTTTATGACCCAAATGGTGTTTATCCCAAATCAGATTTCCTAGATGAGTCAGATACCAATCGTCTTGCAAGAGGTGAAACAGACAATACTATCGTCCCTTTGAAAAAGAGCAGTAGACTAAAAAATATAACACTCGCAGATGGAACAGAGTGGGATGAACCAGAAACAACTTATGATGCAAAATATCCAAGTAATCATGTGTTCGAGTCTGAAGCTGGACATATAGTAGAACTTGATGACACATCTGGTGCAGAGAGATTGCATGAGTATTCTAGTTCTGGTACGTTCTATGAGATAGATAAAGATGGAAATAGACACGCAAGAGTTATTGGTGATAACAAAGAAATAATAAATGGCAGTAACTTCAATTTTACACAAAAAGATTTCAACCTCACAGTCGCTGGAACTCTCAACATTAAATGTAAAAATTTAAATATAGAGGTTGAAGAAGATTACATAGATGAGATTGAGGGAGATAGAATAAGTTATATTCTAGGACAAAAGACTTTAGATATTACAGGTGCAGTTACAGAAAACTATGGTTCTACCATTACTCGTTCTGTAAGTGGTATCACAACAAACAATCATGATGCAAATGTTTTAAATTATATTGATGGTGACTTTGAAGTTCATACATCAGCTGCAGTTGATATATTTGCAAAGACCACAGTAAATATTGATACTGCATCTTTTGATGTTGATGCAGAAACAGTTGCAACCATAACTTCTGCAACATCAACAATCAATGGTTCTACAGCTGCAAATCTAAGAGGTGCGACTATAGATATAAGCGATACCTCTGTAGGATCTCCATCTGTTACTGACCCAACTGAACCTACAATTACAGAACCGACTGAACCAACCATATTACTTTCAACACCATCGGCTGCAAACATTGGTGGTGGGTTAGAAGAAGAGCCGACTGACTTAACAACAGGACAAAAATTCAAATCAGAATCAGGCGCTCCCTTTGCTGGTTCTAATTCACAGGATAATGAATTTGATAACTCAGACCTAGACCCACCAACAAGTACAAGTTGTACAAGAAAAGATTTAGGAACAGTATCAGCACAGGAAGAATCAAATAAAGATGCTGGTGCGTTAGGTTGGGATAGTGGAGGAGGTTACTCATACGGAACATATCAAGTTGCATCTGGTAATGGTCGAACTGATATTGATGGGCCAAAAGGTTCGAGTATGGTTTCTTTTGCAAAATTTTTAAGAAATGAAAAGAATGGATACAGGGATTTTTATACGATACTTGGAGGTGACAATATTCCAAAGGATGCAGCTGCGAGTAATAATGCAACATTTGTTGGTCAAGGTGGAACTCCACCAGCAGGAACTTTTCAGAGAAAATGGAGTGACCTTGCCAAAGATCCAGTAAATGGTGAGAGGTTTAAACAAGCACAACATGATTGGGTACAAAGAACTCACTACGATAGAGCAGTTAGTAAAATTAAAAACTCAACAGGTATTGACCTTTGTGATAATTTTCATAGTTCTGGTATTCAAGATGCGATATGGAGTACGGCAGTTCAACATGGGCCTGGTGGTGCGAATACTATCTTTAAGGAAGCACTAAGAAAAACTGGAAAGACAATAGACACAGTTACAGATGAAGAATTGATTAATGCAATATATGATGAAAGAGAACTAAAAATAAAAGAGGGTGGTTTAACATCAAGTGAGAAAACAGCAGTTTTAAATAGATACGATAGGGAAAGACCGAAGGCACTCGCATTAAATACTAATACTGAGTTCAATGTTACGTCTATCGGCCCATAGAGTATAAATAATATAAAATAAGGAGTCTATATAAATGGGATTTTATGATGCACAAGCAAATAATACTGCAAGAGCAACACGACAGTATACAGATTTAGATTTATTTTTTGGAAAAAAATCATCTAATAATGATGTCAGACAAGTAACAGATGTTCAAGCAGTTAAGAGATCTATTCGTAATCTTGTGCAACTTAATACATACGAAAAACCTTTTCATCCAGAAATCTCTGGTGGTGTAAGAGAGTTATTGTTTGAACCTATGTCTCCAATTACAGCAGTTGTAGTCGCAAGAAAAATAGAAGATGTGATTAACAACTTTGAACCAAGAGCTCGTCTGGTTTCTGTTCGTTCAATACCAGACTTAGATCGTAATGCATATGAAGTGTCAGTAGAATTTTATATTGTGAATGCTCCAACAGAACTTGTGGACTTCTCCATCATGTTAGAAAGATTACGATAATGGCAGTAAATGAAAAAAGACTCAATGTTACAGAATTTGATTTTGATGACATAAAAGATAATTTAAAAGTTTTTCTGAAAGGTCAATCAGAATTTAAAGACTATGATTTTGAGGGTTCTGGTATGAGTACGTTATTAGATGTGCTTGCATATAACACTCACTATCTAGGTTTTAATGCAAATATGTTAGCAAATGAAATGTTCCTTGATAGTGCATCTCTTAGGTCAAGTGTTGTATCACACGCAAAGACTTTAGGGTATGAGGTGACTTCTGCAAGAGCTCCAATTGCAACAGTAAATGTTGCACTTACCACAACAAGTTCTTCAAAAACAATGTCTGCTGGAACTGCGTTCTCCACTACAGTAGATGATGTGAGTTATCAGTTTGTCACTATTGCAGACGTAACTGAAACTAACAGTGGTGGGTTTGTAACTTTTAATAACGTAAGTATATATGAGGGTACTTATCTAACTTCAAAGTACCTTGTCGATACATCTGATGCAGCTCAAAGATTTCTGTTACCAGATAGTCGTATAGATACATCAACATTAAAGGTACAAGTTCAAAACTCTGCATCTGATTCAACAGTTACAACTTACACTAAAGCGACAGACATATCTCAACTATCTTCAACAAGTTCAGTTTATTATTTACAAGAAGTTGAAAATGGTAGACATGAAGTATACTTTGGTGATGGTAATGTTAGTAAAGCATTGTCTGATGGAAACATTGTTATATTTAATTATGTTGTTACAAACAAAACTGCATCTAATGGAGCATCATCTTTCTCTAGTCCGTCAACAATTGATGGTGTGAGTGACATTACAGTTACCACAGTTGCAGATGCATCTGGTGGGGCAGAACCAGAAAGTCTTGCATCTATAAAACTACAGGCACCACTTGATTATGCATCACAAGGTCGTGCAGTTACCACAGACGATTATGTAACGTATACCAAAAAACTTTTTGCAAACACACAGGCCGTTTCTGTTTGGGGTGGAGAAGATGGTGGATATGACCCAGCAACAGGTATCACCTCAGTTCCAGAATATGGTAAAGTTTTTATTTCTGTAAGAAGTACTACAGGACAAAATCTTACGGACACAGAGAAAACACAATTAGTAAATGACTTTTCAAAATATAAAGTGGGGTCTATAACTCCTGTGATTGTTAATCCAGAAACAACATTCCTCATACTTGGTGTAACATTTCAGTACAACTCAAACACAACAACAAAAACAAATACTGATTTAGAAACATTAGTTAATGCAACAATATCAGATTACAATACTGATAACCTAAAAGATTTTAACAGACCATTTAGACACTCACAACTAACAGGTTTAATTGATGATACTGATACATCAATATTAAGTAACGTGACTACAGTTACACTTGCAAAGTTGATTACACCAACAACAACAGCTGAAACTGCATACACACTAAGTTTTAACAATGCATTTTATAATCCACATTCTGGACATAAGGCGACTGATGGTGGTATAGTAGCATCAACTGGTTTTTTTATAGATGGTGCATCTACAGAGTATTTCTTTGATGAAGATGGTGAAGGTAATCTTAGAATATATTATCTAGTTGCTGGTGTTCGAACATATTATGATGCTCTTGCTGGAACAATAGATTATACTAATGGAATAATAAAAATCAATCCTGTAAAAATAACAAGTGTGTCTGATGTTGATGATTCTTCATCTACACAGTTTAGATTAACAGTTATACCAAACTCCAACGATATCGTGCCTGTTAGAAATCAATTAATAGAACTTGATTTAACTAATACAACTGTAACTGGTTCTGTTGATACAACTGCAACCACAGGAAAAGGTTATACTGTAAAAACAACTGGAACAACAAGTACAACAACTGTAACTACGACTGCATCGACAACACCGACCACATCTGGTTACTAATGAGTAAACAATGAGTAAGAATGAAACTAAACTTACCACTAAGGTATCCTCACTTATTTCTGGTCAAGTGCCTGAGTTTGTTGAATCGGATCATTCTTTATTCGTAAAATTTTTAAAAGATTATTACAAATTTTTAGAAGCAGGACAATTAACTGTAACTGCAACTATACAAAATATAATTCAAGAAACAGTAACCACAAGTTACATCTTACAAGAGGATGGTGAAAGAACTCTTGCAGAAAGTTCATCTGGTAAGTTTATAAACGGAGAAACTATTACAGGTGGAACATCTAATGCGACTGCAACTGTTCTTATAGAAGATTCTAGAAATAGTCGCCTTTATATTACATCTCAACAATTATTCATAACAGGAGAAACCATAACAGGTTCTACATCTAGTTCTACTGCGACTGTAGATGAGTATCGTGCAAACCCTGTTCAGAACATACAACAACTTCTTGAGTATGGTAATACAGATACAACTATTCACGACTTTCTTGAAAAACTTAGATTATCATTTATGGCTGGAATACCTAACAGTCTTGCATCTGGAACATCAAAAAGAAATCTTATAAAAAATATAAAAGATTTATATGCGGCTAAAGGAACAAGTGAAGCAACTAAACTTTTTAGTAGATTGTTTCTAGGGGAAGAAGCTGGAGTTCTATATCCCAATCAATATATTATGAAACCCTCACATGGTGACTTTAGACAAAAAACAGTTCTTAGAGCATCTGCTGATTCTGGTGTTTTTGGTAGTGAAGTTATAGGACAAGTTATCACTGGTGCATCATCTGGTGCAACTGCTGTTATTGAGGCAAGTGTTGATTTCCAACAAGCTGGTGTTGCTATATCAGAACTACAAATTGCAAACTTAGTTGGAACATTTACTGATGGTGAGAAGTTTACTGCAACATCAACTACAAAAGATTTAGAGGTTGGGTTTACAATTAGAGCCATAGTATCTTCTGGAACTATAGTTAATGATGGTATACTTCATGATGATAATGAGGATATAACATTAGAGTCAATCGGTAATGAAAATGCAACTGTAAAAGTTGGTGGAATTAAAAGAGGTTCAGTAAGTGGAGTTGAGATTGATGATGTAGGTCAGAAATATGAAGTTGGTGATGCTATTACTTTTACAGCGGTCAGTGCAGATACAGATGTTGAGTCTGCTGTAGGTTTTGTTAGTATGGTTGGTGGTGGTATCCAGTTAGAAACTGGAACACTGGACGACTCAAGTTTGACTGATGATGCAATTATATTGGAGTCTGGTTCAACAACACACTTAGAACCTTTTAGTATTATACTTGAACAAATTACTACCGATACTTTTAAAGGTGATGGTGATACAACAGTATTCACTCTAACCAATCTAAGTACAAGCACAGACTCAGACATAACAGTTTATCTTGACAATATAAAACAGACAACCACTAACAAAGATGGAACTACTAACTTTACACTGAGTGGAACAACACTTACATTCACAACTGCACCAGAAGATAGAGCAAATATAAGACTTGAGGGTGCAGCCAATGATGCGTTAGTTTTGGATGGAACAAATTCATCATCTCTAGATGCTGGACATAACATCACAACTGAAGAGGGTCTTGACTTTGAACAGAAAGATGCACATACAACATCTACAGACCAAATTGTTTTAGAGTTTGATACCTTTGAGAACTTAGGTGAAACAGCAGAGAATGGTTCTATACAAAAGATACACATATCTGATGGTGGTGGTTCTTACACAGATTTACCAACATTAGGTATTACAACCACAACTGGTACAGGTGCAAAGATTGTTGGAGTTACAAATGACATAGGTGCGTTAACAGATATTAATATACAAGACTCTGGGTTTGCATACTCTGAATCTAATCCACCAGAAATGACACCACAAGCTCACTTTGTTCTGAAAGATGTAACAGGAACTTTTGCAAGTGGTAATACTTTAACAACTCATGTGGGAACAGTCAAGGGTTGGGATAGTACAAAGAATATTCTTGATACAACATTTGAAAATGTAATTAGAGTAGAACAGGAATCTTCAAGTACATATCAAGAGGGTATTCAGTTAGAAGATTACACTGTAATATCTGAAGATATTGCAGAAGGTTTTCTATTAGAAGATACACAAGATTTTGAACCAGATGAAGGTGACTCAATAGTTCTTGAGGGAACTGAAGTTGTCACACCACCAGCAGACTTTGTAACTCTTGTAGTTAAGGTTGTTAGAAACGCTGATGATACTGCTAATATTTTTGAGATAGATGGTGTTAATCAACCTACACTTGCACTTACTCAAGGAAACACATATTACTTTGATTTGTCTGACAGTTCTTTATATAATGCAGATACGTCAGAGAACCATCAACTAAAATTTTCAACAACCTCAGACGGAACACATGGTAGTGGTTCTGCATATACAACTGGTGTTACATCATCTGCGGCTTATATTGATATAGGAACATCTGGTGCATATATTCAAATAGTTGTTGCGACTGATGCTCCAGACTTGTATTATTATTGTGTCAATCACTCTGGTATGGGTGGAGCAATTCGATCAAAAGAAGTACAAACATTTGTAAAAGATGAAGGTTCTAATTTAGTATTAGATGGAAGTGCGACTACTATCTTTGGATTACAATTAGAGGACTCTTTAGGTAATGGTTTCATACGAGAGGAAGGACTCACATTAACAAGAGCATCTCGTATATCTTTAGATGGTGAAAACACAGATAGTGATTTTGGTCTAAGTGATGGTGACATATTATTAGAGGATGGCTCTAATGATGGTGATACTTCTTTTATTCTAAAAGAGGGTAGTGACACTCATGAAACAACAGGTGTAGAAGATACTTTTGGTGGAACAATATTGCTTGAGATGTCAACACTTGATGGTCTTGTTGGTCAAACCTCAGATACAGTTGGTGGTTTCTTTGTTCAAGATGATGGTGCTAAGTTACTCATCAATAGGTTTCAAGAGGACAGTACAGTTGCAAAATTATTACTTGATGGTACTGACTCAAGTAGTACAAACGCTGGACAACAACTCGCAACAGAAAATGCTGGTGATAGTTTAATACTTAATAGTACAGATGGTTCAGATAATGCAAACGATAAAATTCTTTTTGAAGATGAAACAGGAAGTGGTGATATATTACTGGACGGAACTGACTCTTCATCAACAGATGCTGGTGATAATATTATCAATCAAGATGCAATTGACTTCAGTAATAAGAATGTAACGATTACAGACTCAAGTGGTGCAAGTGGTACAATCGTCAAGGCAGACATTGGAACTATTACAAGTTCAGTTTCAGTCACACAAACAGATCAAGGTTCATATGATAATATCCAAAGTCTTATGGGTGAGGACTTAAATCGTATTCAAGACTCATATTATTATCAAGATTATTCTTATGAGGTACAGGTCGGTGTATCTCTTGGAGATTATCTAAACGAATTACAGAAGGCAGTTCACCCAACAGGATTTAAACCATTTGGTAAAGTGTCTATTGCAAGTTCAATATCAGTTGCAGTATCGACAACTGCGTCTGGTGTTGGTGATTATACAGGTGATGATACGTTTACACCAGAACTTGCATCTACACTTATTAACATCTTTCAAGTTGAACTTCAAAGAAGAACGGAAGCTCCAATATATAATTTGGGTGATACTGATGATCAGATATTATTTGAAAATGGTCTTGTTCCAGGCGATAAGATTATTCTTGATGGTAAATCATCAACTGCATCATCAACAACCAATACAGACTTTTCGATACTTCTAGAGGATAATTTACAACCATCTGGTTATGATTATGATGTTGCGTATTTGGTTTTAGATTCAAGTGCGGCTGGATTTGCAGACGAACATAGTAAGGTTGATTTAGAATCTTTTGCTATAGTAGGAGAGTTTGATAGTCTGTTATTAGAAGCACCACTTCTTGCAGTCTCCGATGCAACATTTGATACTGCTGTGATACTGAGTGATACCGATGGTTCAGAATCTACAATCGGTGCATTGACTTTCACAACCAGTTTTGAACTAGGAGGATTTGAATCACAAACTTTAGAAAATGTCGTATTTACTGATAACATTGAACAACCAGGCAGTGAAGCAGTTCTTCTTGAAGATGCGTTTGTTACAACTGGTGATAATATACTACTGGAAGATTTACCTGTAACTGGAACTGGTAGATTAATGTCAGAGAGTGCTCCACTTGTTGCAAGTGGTAATGCAGAACTGGCGTTTTTAAAAGAAACAGAAGTAAGACTTGCATCTAGACCAATACCAAGAGTGATTAATAGTTTACTAATAGAACTTGCAAAAAATCCATTTGGTGGAGAACCAGATGGAGTACAATTAGAAAATGGTGAGATAGGAAAGTTTGAATCTGGTGTTGTAGTGTTAGATGGGTTACCACCATTAGATTTCAACGCACCAATTATATTAGAGGGTGATGAAGATTTAGACCATGTTATATTAGAAACAGGTAGTAATATATTAATGGAAACTGGACACAGGACACTTAATGAAGATCAAGGTTTTACAACAAGGGGTATATTAGACAGAGTAGAACTTGAAACAGGAGGTATTCTAATCTCAGAAGATGGTCAGTTTGGAGTATCTGATTTTGCATCTGATTTATCTTTTGGTGCTGGTGATAGAATAGTATTAGAAGATTTTGATAATGTTCTTCCATCACTAAGTGAGATAGGTGATCTTAAATTTGAAGACATACTAAAACCATCTAAGATAATACTTAGTGACCCACCACATGACCAGAACAACGCACACGCAGACGAAAACGTAGGAATATTATTAGAGGACTTTGGTAGATTACAACTTGACGGAACTGACTCAGACTCAAGTGATGCTGGTAGTTTTGTAGCTGCAGAAGAGGATACTAATGTCAAGTTTGTTCTAGAAGAGTCTGGAAGTCTATTGACAGAATCCACATCAACTAATACCTTTGATGATTTTGTAGAACTTGAAGATGACTCTGGTGTTGTGAGATATGAAACAGTTACCTTTGATGGTGGTAAAGTTGCACTTGAATCTTTTGAGTTGATTTTGGAGGAGGGTCAAATACCATTTGAAAATCTAAGACTAAATACTTCACAAAACACAAAAGTTAAAATTGGAACACAACGTATCACTCATAGTTCAGTTATAACTGTAAGAGATACAGGACACGTTGTTCTTGAGGATGGTACACAAGACAATGTTGGGGAACAGTTTAGATTAGTATTAAATACCTCTGCTGATGAAAATGATAACATAAGTTTAGAGGGTGGTACTGGTATTATACCATAAATAAACGTATAAATAAAACGAAGGATTAAAATATGGCCGCAATAATCACTGAAAAATTTAGACTGCATAATGCTTCTCAGTTTGTTGAATCATTTTCTGAAGCATCTGCAAGTACTTACTATCTATTCTTAGGAAAGTCAAGTCCTTTTTCATCTGCAACATCTGGAGGTAGTGATAGTTCTCCACCTACACCAGCAGATGCAGTTGGACAAATAGAATACTATTCTTGGGATTCAATGTTAGGTGCAAAAAACATATCTTCTTCTGATATAACAAGAACAGTTGTTAGAAGAAACTGGGCAAACGGAACAACGTATGATATGTATGAACATAACATTAGTTCAGATAATACAACAACTTCTGGTGCATCTAATCTATACGACTCAACATTCTATTTCCTAACATCTGCAAACAGAGTATACAAAGTTTTGGATAACAATGGTGGAACTGCATACTCTGGTTCTGAACCAACTTCAGAATCTACATCACCTTTTGCATTAGGTGGATATGTTCTCAAATATATGTACTCAGTATCTTCTTCTGATGCAGCCAAGTTTTTAACAACAGACTTCATGCCAGTGTCAACTGACTCAACTGTAAGTGCGGCCGCAACTGATGGTGCAATTGAGTCTTTGATAATTACTGCTGGTTCTGGATATACAGACGGAACATATTATGCAGCTGTTTACGGAGATGGAACAAGTCAAGGAACTTCATCTGGTGCGATTGTAAGAATAACAGTATCAGGTGGTGCGATACAATCATTCGGTTTAACCGCTGGTTCTGACACAACAATTCATGATGGAGGAGCCGCATATACATACGGAACAGTTAATCTAGGTTCTAGTTATACATTCTCTGACTCTGGACTGTCAAGTTCTTCCTCTATGGGAAGTGGAAGTGGTGGTGTAGTTCAAGTAGTTATTAGTCCAAAAGAAGGTCATGGAAATGATGCAGTCGCAGAATTAGGTGGTCATTACGTTATGACATCAACTACAGTTACACAAGCAGAGGGTGATGACTTTTCAACTGCAAACGATTTTAGACAAGTTGGTTTAGTTGTAGATCCCACAACATATGGAACATCAACAGTTGCAAGTTCTTCAACTGCAAGACAGACATATGTTGTCAAAGGGTCTAGTGTATCTGGAACTTTTACAGCAGATGAAAAAATTACACAAGCATCAACTGGTGCAGTAGGAAAAGTTGTTGAGTATGATAGTGATAGAAGTTTACTTTACTATCAACAAGAAAGGTTCGGTGACTTTGGAACAAGTTCTACAACTGGTGGGTACGTTGCGTTTAGTGGAACTAACGCAATCACTGGTGATAGTTCTAGTGCAACCTTGACACCATCAAGTACAACTGAATCAGTAACACTTGCAAATAACAATACATTGTCACTTACTTCTGGATATGCAAATCCAGAATTACAACCAGATAGTGGTCAAATAGTTTATTTAGAAAATAGAAAACCAATATCAAGAGCGTCAGACCAAACAGAAGACATCAAACTTATTATAGAGTTCTAGTATGCCACAAATTACAGATTTAAACATTGCGCCTTATTATGATGACTTTGACAAGGATGATAATTTTCATCGTGTTCTCTTTCGTCCTGGCTTTGCCATACAAGCGAGAGAACTAACATCACTCCAATCAATTATGCAAAACCAAATCGAAAGATTTGGTAGACATATGTTCCAAGAGGGAACAGTTGTTATTCCTGGCCAAGTTACATATTCTGATATTGTAACTAATGTTCAACTTGCAACCACATTCGCTGGAGAAACTATTGACCCAAAACAATATTATAATGCGACAACTCCAGTTATAATTACAGGTGTGACAAGTGGTATGAAGGCTGCAGTTATTGGATATCAAGATGCAACTGCAACATCTCAACCAATACTGGTTCTTAGATATCTTAATACTGGTAGTGATAATGTAACTGAGTCTTTTGCAGATAGTGAAAATATAACAGCAGATGTTTCAATCACACATACTTCATCATACGCTTCTGAAATTGCATCTGCAACCACACATTCAGATGATGCCGCTCAAGTTGGCACTGCTGTAAAGGTAGAAGAGGGTGTATATTTTATTCGTGGACAATTTGTTAGATGTGCAGAACAAACATTATATTTAAATTATAGTTCCACAGATGTAACATCAAGAGTTGGATTTGCTGTATCAGAGGAACTTATCACACCAGAGTTAGATTCAAGTCTTACTGACAATGCAACAGGAACTTCAAACTTTGCAGCCAAGGGTGCTCACAGATTGAAGATTACATTAACACTTACATCAAAAGATGAAGGTTCTTCTGACGACACAGATTTTGTAGAACTTGTAACTATTAAAGGTGGTAGAGTTTTAGTAAATAAATCAGAAGTAACGAAATATTCTCAAATAGGGGATACTCTTGCAAGAAGAACATTTGATGAGTCTGGTAACTATACCACTCGTCCATTTCAGTTTGAAGTTAAAGAAAGTATAGATAATTCTGTAAAGACAAAAGAGTTTGAAGGTGTATATACCTCTGGTGCATCTACAGACGATGGTGCAACTGCTGGAGAAAGTTTACTCACACTTTCAATAACTCCAGGCAAAGCATACGTCAACGGATATGAGATTGAAAAAACTGCACTTACATTCAAGGATTTAAAGAAGTCCAGAGATTTTGATACAATAAATGCTGGTGTTACAAACTTAGAAATAGGAAACTTTGCAACAATAACAAACGTCTATGGAACACCAGATATCGCAGACATCTCTGGTGAAACGACTCCATACAACACTATAAAATTATTTCAAAATCCAACAGTAACTAGAGGTAGTTCAACTGGTATGGGTAGGAACATGGGAGTTGCAAGAGCTCGGGCTATGGAGTACTCACAAGGTACTTTAGGTAATACAGAGGCAGAACATAAGTTATATCTTTTTGATATTCAAATGTTTACGAGAATTGAACTTAGTGCAACACCAAGTCCAACTCTTACTGCAACCCATTCAACAGGTGTGAGAGTAAAAGGTAATACTTCCAACGCAGTTGGATTTGTATTTAGTACAGAAACAGTTGAAAATGACCCATCTAAAACAGATGCAGTTATCAACCTTGTAAATGTTTCTGGTACTTTTCAATCTGGTGAAAAAATTATTGCATCTGATAGTGCAGAAACAGGTAAACTTTTAGAGGATAGTACTAATACTGATATAACAATATCTGAAGTGACGAGTTTTAAGTTTGAAGAAACAAAATCAATGTTTATGGATGATGACGATAGTGGTCAAGACTTTACCGCTGATATGGTTGATACAAAAAATGTTGTGGGAATTGTTAGACAAGAAGACTCACTAAGTGGTGGTGGTATATTACTTGAAGATTCTTCTGAGGGAACATTCATAGAGTTACAGTCAGAGGGTATCGCACAATTAAAAAGTCCAGAAAAAAATTCTGTAATATTTAGATTACCGAAAAAAACAACAAAAACACTTCTAACTGAAGATAACTCTGGTGCGAGTGACTCACAAGTTATACTTAGAAAACAATTTGTAGGAACAACTAATGCTTCTGGTGCAGTTTCGTTCTCTGCTGGTACAAATGAAACATTTGCAAGTTATGCTGATGCTGATTATTCCATGTCAATACTAACTGCTGGTGATGGCACTGGTGCTCAAGGGGATTTGGTAGATATAACAGACACCATCTCTGGAACTGGTAGTTCAACAGTTACAATAACAGATAGTACAATATTAGGAAATGCAGCTAAAGTTAAATTTATAGGAACTGTTACAAAAACAGCTGTATCTCCAAGAATTAAAACTACTAACCTTTTAAAACAAGTAAAGGTTATTGCAAGTGACGCTGATGGTGCATATGGTGTAAGAGCAGATGATAAAGAGATATCACTAGGTCGTGCAGACGTTTACAGATTACAAGCAGTATATGACTCAGAGGATACAAGTACAGATGCATCTGCACCCACTATGGTATTGTCAAGTATATCTGGAACATTTACCAGAGGTGAGAAAATTACAGGTGGAACTTCTAATGCAAAAGGTAGAGTGTTAACAACAACATCACCAATGTCTTACACACTCAACGGAACTTTTGGTGCAACAGATTTTACAGTAGGAGAAACTATAACAGGAGAATCCTCTGGTGCAACTGCAACAGTAGGAACAAAAACTGCTGGTAGTAAAATCATAACACAGAACTTTGAACTAGATACAGGACAAAGAGATAACATTTATGATATTGCAAGAATAGTTAGAAAACCAGGCGCAGTAACACCTAGTGGTAGATTACTTGTTGTATTCGACTTTTTCTCACATGGTGCTGGAGAGTTCTTCTCAGTGGACTCATACAGTGCGGTTGCTGGTCAGATGAACTATGATGATATACCAACATACACAGCTGCAAGAGTTGACCCAGATGATCCAGAACCAACAGGTAAATTTGATCTAAGAGATTGTTTAGACTTCAGACCCACAGTAGCAGATATAACTGGTTCATCAACCACTGTGACTGCAACTGATACTATTACTGGTAACTCATTTGATTTTTCTGCAAGGTCATTTAGTGGAACTGGTTCGGTTGTGGTTAACACTCCAAAACCAGATAGTGCATCTACACATGATTTTGAATTTTATTTGGGTAAACTGGCAACTGTATTTTTAACTGGTAAGGGTTTATTTAAAATTGTTGAGGGTGCACCAGCAGAATTTCCACGACCACCAAAAGATTTAGATGGAGCAATGAAACTTGCATCAATATCTGTTCCACCTTATACATTTAGACCAGATGACGTAAATGTTTCAAGAGTAAGAACACAAAGATTTACTATGAGAGATATTGGTAGACTTAAAAGTCGTGTTGAAAATATTGAAGCCGTTACTGCACTTAGTTTACTAGAGAGAGATGCAGAGTCATTTGAAATACAAGATGCAAACGGATTGAACAGATTTAAGTCTGGATTTATTGTTGATAACTTTGCTGGTCATAGAGTGGGTGATGTTTTACATAAAGATTATCAAAACTCTATTGATATGGAAAATAACATATTACGACCTAAGTGTGTTATGAGAAATGCTGTACTTACAGAAGTTGCAACAACTGATACTGCAAGAACAACTGCTGGGTATAAAAAAACTGGTGATTTAATTACTCTACCATATACGTCCACATCATTTATCACACAACCTTATGCAACTAGAGTTGAGAATGTCCAAACATATCTAATACATGAGTGGGTTGGTAAAATAACAATGAACCCATCTGGTGATGAATGGTTTGAAACAGAACAAGTTCCAGCGGTTATTGTGAATGTCGAGGGTAACTTCAATAGTATAGTTGCTGGTTTGAAAAATCAAGGTAGTATGGGAACAGTTTGGAATGCATGGCAAACACAATGGAGTGGGGTTGTTGGAACTACCACAGAAACCCATATGGAACAAATCGGTGGGTTTGGGAAAGATGATAAAAATCAAGAATTTAGAACAATTGAAAGAATAATTGAAACTTCTAGAACAGATTTAAAAAGAACTGGTGTAAGCACAGGTGTGATTGAAAGAGTGGATGAGGAAGTTATTGATGATAGAGTAGTGTCAAGATGTATTATTCCTTTCGTAAGACCAAGAACTGTGACTGTAACAGGAGAATGTTTTAGACCAGGCATTAGATTGTATGCATACTTTGATGGTAGAGATATGAGTGCATATGTTACACCATCTTCTCAAGATTATTCTAACGTAACATCTCCAGTTGAAGGAAGTGCATTAATAACAAATGGAGCTGGTAAAGTTGAGTTTTCTTTTAGAATACCAGAGTATAGGTTTCAAGGTCAAGAGTCACAACCAGTATTTAGAAGTGGAGAGTTGGAATTTAGACTTACATCTAGTTCAACAAATGATAAAACATCATTACCACTATCTGCTGGTCAAACAACTTACATATCATCTGGTGTTATTGAAACTCGACAAGAAACAATAAGAGCAACAAGAAACGCAGAAGTTGTACAGGAAACAGTTAATGAAACAACAAGTATTTTTGATACATCTGTAAAGGGTACTAGAGTAAGTATCTATGAGGATAGAGGAAGAGATAAAGTTTCAGCTGCTGATGTTAAAGATGAAGTAGTAAATGCTGCAACTGGTGCACTATATACAACTGCTGATATAGGGACAACAAAAAATACTGGTGATACATCAATAACACATGAAAGAAGATTTGGGTACTGTCCCTCAGACCCACTTGCACAAACATTTCTAGTTCAAGAACTTGGTGGTTGTTTTGTAACAAGTGTAGATTTATTCTTTGCATCTAAAGATAATACATTACCTGTTTGGGTTGAAGTTAGAAATGTTGTTAATGGATATCCAGGCACAAAGTTATTACCTTTTGGAAGAAAGGTCTTAGAACCATCTGATATAAACGTAGATGT